TAAACGTAATACCAGCAGTTGGAGTAACAAAGAAACCATTAGTTTCGTGGAAGGAAGATAAACGTGGAAATTGGCAGATAGAACCAATACCAAAAGAGTTACATGACGAATGGAAGCAAAAAGGTATGTTCAGAACTGGAATGGCAGTTATTTGTGGAAAAGTGTTTCATAACGAGGACAAGAAAGATTTGTACCTATGTGCAATAGACTGTGACAACAAGAAAGGTATTGATGTAATGCATAGTAAGGGAATTGAATATCTTTCACAGCAAACACTTGTAGAACAGCATGACAATCCAAACAAGGCACATTTCTATTTCTATACACATACGCCAATGCCAAAGAAATCAAGTGATGCAGTAAACTTTGACATTGTTCAAAAAATGGAAAAAGATGAGGTTCCAGCAATCGAGATGAAAGGGGATGGAACTCATGGAATAATGTATTGTACTCCAAGTCCACACAAGGATGGAAGCAACTACAGAATACTTGGTGTAAAAGAACCAGTGATACTTGATGAAATTGGAGAAGTTGTAAACAAGATATGCGATGAATACAGTCTGGGAAAGGGTAAGGGAAATCTAGTTCCAATAAAAGTTCTAACTGAAGATGATACAAGGGTTTTGGCAGGATCAAACAGACATGAGGCAATAATGAGATATGCAGAAAGCATACTTCGAAAATATCCAGATATGGAAAAGAATGTATTTACAGAAGTCATAAAGGCAAAAAACAACCTTATGTGCAGTCCACCACTTTTGGAATCAGAGTTGGAAGTTCAGATAAAATGTGCAAGTGAGTTCATATCAAAACAGATTCAAGAGGAGGAGGAAATAAGACGAGAAACCAAGCTGGTATACGGAACAACGGAATTTTGGAATGTCATATCAGATTACATAAAGAAACACAAGCCAGAAGGTTCATATGTAAAATGCTGTGATTGTAAAAAAGATATACAAGAAATTGATCCGTTTAGTAATAATCATAGAGGTCATAAGGTTATAATATTTAAATAGCATATAAAGTGATAAATCCTATGGCACAAACAAGTCAAAATGGAAAATTGGGTAGACTTAAGAACGGTGTCTATGAAAATTATGCAGAAAACTTGGTAGTTGCAACTACAGGAGCATTTGTAAATGCATTAGATGTTGATTGTAGAGCAGTATCAAAAGCCAATATTGTAATACATAATGATGCAAGTGGGGATTTGGACTTTAGAATTTTAGCAAACATTAAACCAATTGGTGGTATTGTTGCACCAGTAGCAACAGAATCTACAAACAGAGGAAATGGTTGGATTATTTTATCGGCAGGAAGTGTTGCATCATCAGCAGCTCCAACTCAATACAAAGTAGATGAAACTTATACAAAAGTAATTGTTCAAGTTAAACATACCACAGCAACAACAAACACAGATATTTATTATCGTGGTACTAGAAGTCAATAAATTTTATTCTTTCTTATAAATTCAATTTCAGTCTCTAATTCTTGTTCACGAGCCTCAAGATTCTTTTCCCATTGTTCTAACTGCATTTGTTTTTCCTTCAAAATTGCACAGTTTGGACAGTATTTTGTTCCAAGTAATTCATGGCTCATAATCTATTTTTCACAAGGATATTTAAAAACATTAAAAATTAGTGATACTTTTAAGTAAGTATGACGTAGTAAAAACTTGGTAAAAAGAGGAACAGAAAGTGGTAAACCTAGTGAGGAAACTCCAACAGTAGGGGAATCATTCAAAGAAGCAGAACAAGAAAGACTTGAAGAATCAGGCGTTACACATATTTCAGCAAACAGGGGAACTTCAAAAATTCCTGTAGAAGATACTGTTACTGAAAAACGCAAAGAGTATGAAGGTAAAAAATCTACTAATAGAGGAACTTCAAGCGAATAATATTTTTATATCAATTATAATGAATTAGTTTGTGGAAACACAACCTTATGAGAGTCAGAGGTCAACGAAAGTTGATATTCATGTGGGTCGGTGTTGGTATGTTTACCCTTTATCATATAATACCAACGTCATGTCAGGTTGAAACTTTATACAGAATTACTTCAACCTGATACATTTATTTCAACCACTTTGGTGGTGTACGTTTTTTGTAAGATATGATTGATTTTTTTGAAGTATTGTAATAGTTGCGATATGACTTTACAACATCATTTTTGATCTTGCATTCATTTGGCATTGCACGAGCAAAACGAGTACGTGGTATATTGGGCAAGTCAGGAATTGGCAAATTCTTGACAGCATCAAATGACTTGTGATTGACATCCTTGTCATAACGATATTTGTATTCGTCATTGAGATGTGAGATAAAATCGATAAGCCAGTTGTAATTTTCTACAGAGTCACGCAACCAACGATTGCATGGATGATTGATGTGAGTAGACTTGTAAGGAATGTCATAATCATAACCACCTACAATATGATGTGTAGTACAAATCATTTGTGCAGTTTCTAGAATCATTTTGACAACGTGTTTGTCACAATGTGACATGGCACAAACTTTTGGATCGTCATCAAGTACGAATATGTTCATACATAATCTAGGGTAATGGGATATTTATAGTTTAAGAAAAATAAAATAAAAAGATTAACCACCAGCAACTGCTGGTTGAAATCTTAACTCTTGGGATGGTAACACTTTAGTTCTGAGAACTTGTGCTACGGTTGCAGGGAAACCTTTTGGAGTTAATCTGACATATTCGCCATCAACAACTATATTGACTAGTTGTGAAGCTTCTTTAAACTCACCAATTCTTCCCTTTGATTCAAGAAATTCTTGAAAGAGATTTCCGATAGATTTCTCAGTAATAACTTCTTGCTCTGGTTGAACTTGTTGTAGTTGTTCCATGATAAGATAAGGTTACTACTTCAATATAAGTGTATGTTATCTAGGGTATTGAAAGTAACATATATTAACTAGTATACCCTACATAATACATGATTCACATAAACGGTCAAGGACTACAAAGAAAATACAGTAACGGTGCTTCAAGCACTTTGAAAACCAATGCTGAAAAAAGTCAAGCACAAAAAGACAGAGATGCATTGAAAAAAGCAAGTCTTGCAAAACGTAAAGCACGAGAAGCAAGAGCAGAAAAAAGAGAGATGCGTTTAAACAATGCAAATCCTGAAGTTGCAATAAAAATACTTGAAGAAAATCCAGAAAAAGACATCAATGTAGCACAAATCCAAAAAGAAGCAATGAGTAAAACCAACGCATTGGCAAGAGAATTTGGATTAAGTCAACCAAATAACCCTGAAGCATTAGCACATGATAGACTTCATTGTTCTGCTTGTGATAGAAAATTAGATCATCCAGATGCACATAAATCAGTTGGTCTTAACGGATTATTTGAAGATGAAGATGTCAGATTGTTATGTTGTTGGTGTTTCGGAAAAATGGGAGAATCCGATATTAAAAATACCATGTATAGTGGAAAAGAAGCAGATGCAAAAGTAAGACTTCAAGTATACAATCCAATTGAATCTACTAAAGCAGAAATCGATTCATTGATTGAGTCCAAAATGATTCAAATGAAATCAAAACTCAAAAAATGGCAACAAGATGTAGCATTAGTCGGAAATATCAAACATGATTACTTGCAAGAAGGAGATCAAATAGAAAATTCTGTTCTCTACAACGCCAAGACAAGGTATACTGCTTGTACTTGGTAAACATATTTTAAAAAAAGAGAGAGATATTTTATTTATTTTAGAATATGATTATAGAAAAAAATAACGTAGCTAACGTCAATACAACGTTATTATGACGTAGCTAACGTTGTTAATAATAAATATGTATAAATATTATTAAATTTTAGATATATCATGTTTAGTAAGAAAGAATTACCAGCTTTATCATTGATAAATGCTGAAGCACAGCATGAGTTTTGGAAAAGAGATCTAGGTTTTGCAGAACAGTATTTGAAATATGTATATACTTTTCAAGGTAGAAATTTACCAAATTATGATAAAATTTTGAGTATAGCAGAAAAGGATGTTGAGGTTTCAAAGAAAGGATTAGCGAAATCCATAAAGACTTTGGAAAAAGCAAAAAAAATATAAAGTATGTTTGAGGTATAGTTAGAATGGGAAGATTTACACATGGTGGAAAATCCAAAGGTGGAACAGATTCTGAAGAATTTAACGAAGCTATGGAAAAAGAAGCAGGTTCTGTTGAATGTTTTGTATGTCATGTAAAACAAGGTCAAGGCAAGAAAGGCGATAACATTAGTGTTTGTATTGAATGTATAGAATATGTATGCGATGATCATGAATATAGACATCCAAATTGTTCTAATGGTCGATAACAATACACTTATTAATACCATATACCCTAGATAATACATGAACAAACAAAGAGTTTACATTACCAGTGGAGTCAGTGGAAGTGGAAAAAGCACTTACATTAAAAACCACAATCTTGATTCAGTTTCAAGTGATGAAATCGTTGAAAATTATGCAAAAGAAAACGGCTTTAACTATACTGAAGCATTTGATGAGATCCAATCAAAAAAATTATTTGGAGCAATCAACAGCATCTTCTTTGATAACATTGTCCACAACATTAAAAGTGGAAAAGACTTTGTAATTGACAGAACTTCATTAAATTCATACACTAGAAAATCACTCGTTGAGTTAATCAGAACCAACGGAGATGTTGAAATCGTAGTAGTATACTTTGATATTCCAAGAGAAACTATCATCAAAAGATTAAAAGACAGAGAAGCAAAAACTGGCAAAGGAATCCCAGATTTTGTTATCGAGAAACAATTTGAAAGTTTTACAAAACCAACCTTTGAAGAAGGTTATGACAGATTAGAAGTAATCAAATCATAACACTTATTATATCTATTATCTAAGGTATTATCATGAATACAGAGTTTCCACGAGTAACTACAAGAGGTCATTTTGACTTGAGAACTGGCAAAGATCTTGGAAAGTCAAACAGTTATTATCTCTATCCAAGTAAGAAATTTACAAGTATTACAAAATCCAAAGAGATTGTAATATTCATTCATGGTATGAGAAACAGCAGATGGGGAGCTCAGAATGGTGGAAAAATACTTAGAAGAACTTTAAGAAAAATCGGTTACAAAAAACACCCTGTAGTATCATTCAGTTATGATGCAGATGTAAGGGAAGCCCATAAGCCAGAATGCTATGATAAAGTCCTTAGAGTTGCAAACAAAATTGCAAGAAAGAATGGCAAATTACTTGGAAAATTTATCGATGACTTGTACGAAAAAAACCCAGAAATCAAGGTTCATTTAGTAGGACATTCATTAGGTTGCAATGTTGTAGAGCATACAAAAACCAATGTAACTACAATTCATCTTTTAGGAAGTCCAGTGGAATCAAAGGTTGTAAGGGAAATTGGTAGATATGCAAAAAATGTAACAAATTACTATAATCCTAAAGATGATGTGATCAAGGAAGGTGTGGATAAAGGGGATTTAAAAAAACCTAGTTGCTTAAACAAAGTTGACATTAAAAATGTAAAGTCCAAAAGATGCAATGCAGTACATCATGGGTTCAGTGCTTATGCAGAAAAAATGAGGAAATTTCCATGAAACATTTGAAGGACAATAAAATGTCATATACACAACATTGGTGGAGAGCAATGTCAATGAGTGTAGCATTATTCATTCATGCATGGATACCAAATTTATTAAAAACTTATGCTTCTGACAAAATGAATGACGACTAACAAGGTTATATAGTAGTCTATTTAAATAAACCTAAATGCCTATAAAATTTTTAATCGGAGATAATATTAAAGACCCACAGGAACTGGATATTCCAAGAGGATTAGAACATCCTTCAACTGGAGATGTTGTCTTAATCAAAAAGGGTAAGAAAACCAAAACTTATGTTGTGGATTCTATTACACATAAAATAGATTATGACATAGCAATAACTAGTGGAACTACACACATTAGACTCAAAGAGTTGAAAGATTAATGCCACTTACAGGAAAACTGTTAGAAGTATCAAAGATACAATGTCCTATTTGCAAGAAAGATTATGGTAAGCATTCAAAGAAACAGAATCTAAAATGTCTTTACACATCAAATTGGAATCTTTATGATCTAATCAAACATTACAATGAACTGGAAGCAAAGAACAAGGAACTGTCAAAACAATTGGGTTTAGATGATGAAATTGTAGAGGAAGTTGTAGAGGAAAAAGATGCAAAAAAAGAGTAAGCAAAAGGTTACTAAAAAAAAGAAAACAGTAAAAAGAAAAACAAAACGAAAAACTTCAAGATATAGTGCAAAAATAGGTTGTTGGAATTGCGATGAAGTTTATATGATTAAGATAGTTAAAGGTGTGAATGTTCCAGAATATTTACAAAATATAGATCCACCATGTAGAAAATGTGAATGTAAGACTTTGAGAATATTTGCAGAATACAAAATGGAAAAAGAGATATTAAGAGAACTAATTCTCCATGCAAGACTAGAACAAACACACGAACATGATAATACTCCAACGGATCATGTCCACTATGGATAAGGAAACTTGTGACAGATGTGGACATGATATGGATAAGATTACAACCTGTCATCTAATATGTCCAAACTGTGGAGCAAACTATGATTGTTCAGACAAAGGAAGTGTATGGTAATTGTTAAAACACCTAATTCCATGCAAAGTACACCCAGAAGGAAGAATAGAGATAAATCTAAATCGTCAGTTATATTGCACACTTTGTCAAAATATGGTTAGTGATTACGAAGTATTTAGAACAGATTCGGATAGGGATATTTAGGGAAAAAGTTATTAACTATTCATTAATTTAATTTGTATTGAAACGAGTAGAATCTCATAGTGTTTGCTGGTTTTGTGACGAACCATGTGAAAAATTCTGGTATTGGCATTTGAAATGTAAAGACGAATGGATGGAGAAAAACCGATGAATGGATTACCAAATAGAAAATATAATATAATATATGCAGATCCACCGTGGGATTATGGAAATACAAAAAATCTAAAAGGAGAATTTTGGGGTGTTGCTGAAAGACATTATCCAACAATGAAATTAAAAGATATAAAGGAATTACCAATACAATCAATATGTGAAGATGATTGTTACCTATTCTTATGGGTAACTTCTCCATTTTTGGAGAAGGGATTTGATGTATTAAAGTCATGGGGATTTAAATATTCAACAGTAGGATTTGTATGGGTTAAGACAACCAACGATGGCAATAGAATCAGAACTGATGGACTTGGAAAGTTTACAATATCAAACGCAGAATATTGTCTAATTGCTAGAAAAGGTAAGTATTGGCGTGAAGCAAGGAATATACAGCAAATAATACAGAGTCCAAAACAAAAACATTCTCAAAAACCAGATGAAATAAGAGATAGAATAACGCAATTATGTGGAGATATTCCTAGAATAGAATTATTTGCAAGGGAGAAAGCAGAAGGTTGGGATAGTTGGGGTAATGAAGTATGAATGTATGGAATAAATTTTGGAATTGGTATGAAAATAAAATACTAGGAAGCATTGTAATCATTGCAATTATACAATTTATTCAAATTCCACATATGGTATGGAATGCAGATATGATGCTAGAGATGGGAACTATATCACGAGTTCATCCAGTAATCGACTGGTTTTTGTATGGTGTAGACTTGATTGAGATAATTTCAATTGTAAATGTTGGAATGATTATGTTTAGTTTGTTAAAAAAAAGAAATAGAAAGAGTTAAATAATTTTAGTAATCTATTTAAATGTATTGGATTACTGCAAAGTCTGTACTAAAGGATTTCTAACAGAAACTGAAGTTTTGAAAACTGAGGATGGTGGACTTGTTAAACTGATTTGGTGTTCAAATGCATTATGTGATTACAACGAAAGAAAACAAGTTTTCAAAAACTATAAATAACGAACTACCTTAGATAATATATGATACAATGTGATATATGCAGTAAAATTTATTCCAATAAAGAATACAAATCTTGCCCTAATTGCAAGTTCAACAGTTGTGGAAAAGAAAATACACAAGGCTTGATTCAAAAGGACTTGTTATTGGAATTTCCTGAAGATAAAAACAAACAACTAACTAGCGAATGTCCAAAATGTAAAGGAGTTACCGAATGTTCAGAATGTGAAAGAACTGTCGAATGTCCAGAATGTAAAAAAATATTTGAGTATTATCCAGAAGATCCATGCCCAGTAGGAGAGGAGGGTTGGTGTCATGATTGTTTATTTGGAGTGTGTGATTATGACGAATAATTGCCAGAACGTGGAATGCAATAATATTGGCAGGGAAGTTCGCGTAAAAATGGTTATGGATTGGGGAGAGGAAAGGGAAGAAACAATATACTTGTGCCAAATATGCATAAACTTGCAGAATGCAATTAATGGGGGTTTAAAGAATTGATGCAAGATCCAAACCTACCTTGGGGAGTAACTTCAAGTGATACAGATGGATATGATCCAACTTGTGGAAACTGTGGACATTTATACAGTGATCACTATGAAACAGATGAAGAATTAGACAGACAACAATTCAACTACAAGAAAGAACTTGTTGAGGAATTACTTAACAGTGATAATCATCATGAATCTTCACAAATACAATACAATGCAGACGGAAGTGTATCTCATGCTTGTGACTGTACGAATGGGGGAAAAACACAGGAAGAAAAACTAAAAAACCAATGTGATTGTACTGGATTTAATGAGGGTTATTACGAACCTGAGTGGGAAAAAGATGAATAGAAAATACATAGGTAAATTCAATGAATACCTTGATAGTTACAAAATCCAACTGAAATTTGCACCAAAATACAAGGACAAACAATTCACAATGAATCCTGTATATTACCAACTAATGGGAAAGATAGATTTATTAGAGAAACTGATTAAGGATTTTGAGCAGGTATGAAGTGGAGAAAAAAGAGTATAACAGAAGATTTACCAATGCCAATACTTAGGGTAAAATCCACTAGAAGTTGGGAATCATTCGCAATAGGATTGATAGTTGGCATGACATTCGCATTCATAACATTTAGCATGGGGTATTATGCAGATGTCAGATAAGTTTACACTTGAAGAATTTGTGGAAAAAAAGAAGAAAAGATCACAGGGAGTGCAAGAAGAATTTAATGCAAAGTGGGTGAATATAGAATGAACTGTAGATGTAAGGGAGTATGTAAAACATTGAAATATAGAGATACATATGATATAAGAATGGGTAGAAATGCATATAGATTGGGATATAGAAGATGTAGTGAATGTGAATATTACATAATGGATAAGATAAAATGTCCATGTTGTGGAGATAACCTCAAAAGAAAACCACGCAATAACAGATCACGTAGATTATATAATCAGTCGGTGGGAATATAATATGGGATTATACACAGACCAAAGTTACATACTAAAACAAGTATGCTACAACTGTCATCACGGAAGCCACCAAAAGTGCAAAGGTACAAGACAATACAGAAAATACGAGGGAATGAGGGGAAAGACAACGTGTGAGTGTGATGTATGTAAAACGTTAAATATGCACAAGGAGAGAGGAATATAGACATGATAGGATTATGCCATGCTTGTTATTCAAGTAACGTGGAAATACAACTGGTAGAGGATTCCAACGTGTGCAAAAAGTGTATGGATAACCCAGAAATAATAAAGACAGTAAAGAAACTACAATAGACAAATTCTATACATGGTAAAGTATCATGCCATAGCAATTAAACTATCCCGATAAACTGTCCATTTTTAATGCTTTTATACTATAACACTTGAAATAACGTGACAATGTGTATCAAATTATGCCTAATTAATGACAAACAATGTTTAAGTATTTTTGAGGAGTTGTGCAACTAATGGCAAAGTGTTTGCAATGTGATGACAAAGGAAAGTTCATGAACCAATTCGGAATCATGGAAAGATGTATAATTTGTGAAAAAAGATTTGACTTGCATCGGAGCAACTAATGGGAAGAAAAGCACTCTACTTCAAAGAGATAGAGCATTTACTTTCTGTGGGTTATGAGGCAAAAGATATTATCAAGATAACAAATATTCCAAGAGGAACCGTATACAGAATTGTTGACAAACTAAGAGAGGAGGCAAAGATAAACTTTGATCAACTAATGACAAAGGATTATCTATACAAGTATCAAATGAACTTGGACAATTATTCCAAGACAATTGTGCAATGCAATGAGGAAATAAAAACAATCAATACAAAGTATGACCAACTGGAAAGAATAGTAATGGAAAGTTTGGAAGTATGCCCACCTGACAAATATCTTGCAAGATCAACTTATCTAGCAAATCTTATCAATATTCGAAATAACAGAACCATAGAGATACAGAAACTTATCGCCCAAAGAGACAAGTCAAGTGAGATGAAGGCAAAGATATTCAATTCCGGCCCAGTCGTGTACCGTATAAATCAAGTCGTGGAGAACAAAGTCCTACAACCAGAAATGTTAAGCGAACAATCTACACAAGAACGAACCATGCCTGAACTTGTAAATAATACAGAAAAAGTTGAAAATATTGAGGAAAATGATGTCATAAGTGAGGAAGATTTACAGGTTTTAAAAGAAATGGAAGAAGATGTCTAAAATCTTTAAATCTAAGATTGTAGAATGATTAGTTATGACTAACTTGATTAATAACGACAAAATAGAAGTAGGATTTAATGAATTAGACATGGCAATGGAGAAAATAGTCAATGAACATAAACTTAACTTTTACGAAGTTTTATCAATATTGGCTATGATGGATACAAAGGTAAAACAGAATAACATTAGTCAATACTTGTTGGAAACTGTAACAAAGTTTCAGGAACTGCTGAACAAGGAAGATCAAGATGGAAGATAGTGAAAAACAACAAATCAAAAAACATTTTGACAATATCAATCAAATACACCTAAGCAAAATGGGTCATGTTGAGGTATTTCATGGAGATGAAGATTTACCAAGTGATCCTGATTACAAGTTATTTGCAATATATTTGATAAATGGAAAAGTGATATTATTTTGACAAAGAGATTTCACAGATGTAAAAAGTGTAAGGAAATAGACGTAGACATAGATCAAACATAAACTTTTTATAGTTGGTTTTCATTGGTAATGTATGGTAACTACAGACATAGCATCAAAATATTTTGATTTTTGTGATATTGTATATGAGAACTGGAAATTAGCCAGTCAAACATATTACAGCACATATATCAAACCATATGTTAAATAGACATCTAACCTTTTTTTTATTATGAAGTTTTGTAAAAAATGCTCTAAGGCAATAGAGGACTGGTATCACTGCAACTGTAATTGTAAAAACAAAGACTGTAAGTGTTATGAAATTTAGATAATAATAAATATTCAAGACTCCATTGAAGTACTGCCCTGAATACCTACCATTATCAACGATCCGTAACCATTAATGCCTAGAATAGTCATCAAGATGCATTCTTGACCAGCAGAAGCTGTGTTCATTGGCTTCACTAATGATACTATACCTTAGATAATACCCTTAATAAACGTATTGAATTTCATAAAGTACGAAAAAAACTCGTAGTCTACGAAAAATAAAACAAGTAACAGTATTGCGAATGTATTGTATGGATAGTAAAAAGAATGTTTTGACAATAAAAAACAAAGTGGATAAATTACAATCACTTGTTAACAGTATGAACCGTACAAAATATTTTTGGACAGTACAAATGAAAATGGATAAGTTCCCAACACTTACTAATAATATGAGCCTAAAAAATCATCATAGTACGAACAAATCTCGTATAATACGAAAAATAGTACAAGTCATAGTATTACTTACTACTAGTATGAAACAATCAGGAGGCGATCATTTATGTTAAAAGATACATGATTCAATACACTTATTAAGGGTATATACCTTAGAGTATACATGAAATCAAAACAACAAGCTTTGCAAGAATACCTAGAAATGGGTGTTGAGAAAGCTGATGTAGCAGAAAATGTTTTTGGTGCAATTGACGAAAGAAGATTTGTTGAGCATTATGCAGAAATGGATCAAGCAATTCTAAAGGCACTAAAAGGCGAAAAAACTATGATTCAAGGAGACCCAGAAATCATTCATAGCAGATTTATGAGTGGTTTGAATATTTACATGGGTGGATATCGTAGTGTTATAGATGAGATACAAGCCTGTAACAATGGAAAGACATATGGCAAAATATTCCCATTTGGGGAAAACCATTTAGTAGTATTGGCAAAAAAATCAAGCAAAAAACATGGTGTGCAAAAAGGCATGATGATGTTTAGATTTGTAGACAGTTCTGAAGGAACAATGGTTATCAAGGAAAACCGTGCATTCAAAGAATTTGAATCAGAATCAGTGTATGATTCAATGATGTCAATGGGAATTGACACGATGAGAATGATGGGTGATTCTTTTCTAGTTGAACACAGCAACTAGAATTTTTTCTTTTTATTCAATACATTTATTAATAGCATATTATCTAAGGTATATGTTAAGGTTGGTTCTAGAACCAATAATATCGCGTAAAAAAAGTGTCGTGGCACTGCCTTTCCTTTTAATTTATCATGCCATAGATTTTTACAAAATAAACTTTCTTTATCATTTTATAAATAATGTTTATTAAAAGTTATAAGGAACGACTGTATATCTTTTTAGATGAAAGAAGTGTCAATAACAGATGACATGAGAAAAAGGGCTAGACTGATAAGCAACCCTGATGTTGTTCTGAATCAAAATAAGACAGGATCTAGAGCAGGTTACATAGGTGCTTTAGGAGAAATAGTTGTTGCAGATTATCTTGGCGTAAAACCACATAACAATGATGAGATATACAATTATGATATGGTATGGAATGACAACAACATTGAAGTCAAAACCATGAATTTATATTATCCACCAAAAGAAGGAACTGACTGTTGTACTACAACATATTATGATCAAAAATGTGATATGTATTTTTTTGTGGGTTTGTTAAATGATAAAAGTAAGGCATGGATAGAGGGATGCATATACAGCAAAGATTTTTTTAAAAAGGCAAACTATATCAAAAAAGGAACTACTCGTAGCGATGGGTTTACTTACAAGTGGGATAATTGGGTAGTTAAGGTAAAAGATCTATCTTCAGTTGACAAAGTTTTATCTAATACAACTGGATTAGATACATTCTTATAGTGTATTATCTACAGTATGTTATGAAAGTAACAATCAAAAGCAAATGCAGAGAATGCAATGGTCATGGTTACTACTGTGATTACAAATGTGATGCTAGAGGAATTGAATGCACTCACAGATGTAATAATGGATGTGATTGTGAATATGTCGAGAATGAAGTTAGAGTAAGAGATTACGAAGTAGACATTCCTGATGATGTAATGAAAGTTGTCAATGAACAGATTGATGAAGAAAACACTGTTTGGTAGATACATTTATTAAGTGTATTATCTAAGGTACATTATGAAACGAACAGACATGGAAGAAATTGAAATTGCTTGTGAATGTGAAAGATGTGATGGTTCGGGAAGCACTTGTGACATATGTGATTGGAATTCTCAAAATGGAATAGTAGAACCTTGTAGAGGCAGGAATCATGAAAGAGATACAGTTTGTCACTGTTTTGGTGGAGAATCAACAAAATCTATATGGATTCCAAAAGCAATTATTGATGAGTGGAAAAACAAACAAGATGAGATAGAATAACAAAAATAGTTAAATATTGTTAATTTCTACATTGTTACATGGATATGGGTAAAATTGACGAAGGTGGAGGTTATGACTTGTCAGAACTTCAACAAGCCAGAGAATCACTTGAAGGAAACCCAACACCAGAAAAAGGATTTGAGGAAGTAGATCCAATACTATTAACTGTAAGCGATAATCCTGTAGCACGAACTGAAGAACTAGAGGCAAGAATAGTAATGGTTGATTATGACGAATTTGATGAAATAGTGAGCATAGAAGTATTATGACGAAGCGACTAACTTGTGAAAATTGTGGAGAGGATAATCATTTTGGAAATCTTAATTGCAAGAACTGCAATGTAGAATTATGAGGTGTCAAGTTGAAAAAATTCAAACATACCAATGAAGAACTGGAACTAGCAAAGATACAAACTGAAAAAGAGAAAAAGAAAAAAGAATCAGAATAATATGCAAGTGAACCTACAATTTTCACTTAGATTCACAATATTTATATAACGTAGATTACATTATAGAGTAAGGATTGAATAACCTAGTTAGGGGTTCTAGAGCCACTTAACAAAACCAATTCCGATGAGAAATCGTCATGGCGACATGGCGAAGGGATAAAACCCTATTTTCTCGTTGACTTTAAGATCATGAAAAGCCATGATGAAAAATGGTAGAAAAACTTGAGTAACCCGAAAGTTAATCATGATCCGATAAGTTTTTAACAAAGTCTTTTGTAATAATCATACCAACACTTGAGCTGACTCTCAAAGGCAATATTATTATAATATTTGTCATTGGTTGTAATATGAATAAACATAGATGTGGAAACATTGGGTAGAACTTGCAGAAACATCTGTAAGAAATATCAAGCAGATCCAGTTCCAAATAAAATCAGATATGAAGTTGGACAAAAGAGATGCACATTCTGTGGAATTTTCTTATCTACTGAAGATGTCAGATGTATGTGTTGTAAAGCAGTATTAAGAACAAAGTCTAGAAGTAAGAAAAAATCTTCATCTAATAAAGATAGGTTTATTAAGTGTATACCGTAGAGTATTTTATGAAACCAACTTGTATAGAATGTGGAGAATCATGTGATACAGAAAAAAAAGTTGTAGAACATATTCACAGAAAACATGGACATCACTCATGTCAAAATACGTGGATGATGAAAAACAATGTGAATTGCCATAGTAGGAAAATAATGCCATTGGATCCAACATTGGAATTTACACCATGTATCAATGAACAAAAGAACAATACAACACCACATTGGGTATTCAGAAGTGATAATGATACTCATTGTTTAAAATGTTTTCATGATGATACAATTGGTTCTGGTTGTGACTGTCATCATTGTAGGGCAATGGGAATAAGCGATTTTAATAGAATGATGAGATAGGTTTATCAGCATAACTTTATATTGCAAAGTCAGAATCATTAACTAGTCGTCAGGGATTACCAAAGAGTACTTCACAGGAAATAACGGTAGCCCTCTTAGACTAAATTTTAATAAGCAACAATAAACAAACAATATTTGTGAAAACATTTCTAGTTCCATTAATGATACTAATTGTATCGGGCAATGGGGAAATAACAACAGAAGAACAAAGTTTGCAGATAGAGTATGAAATAACATCAGGCAGTGTAAATAGTTTTACAAGTGACACAAATACAACTTCGTTAATAATAAATATCACGGCAACTGAAGGTGGATCATTGAAGGCAATACTGCCAAGAAAAATAATTGACAGCAAACACGAAGAACAAGACGATATTTTCTATTTGCTAATTGATGGGGAGGAATGCAAGTTTACAGAAACCATAGAGGACAACCAAAGGACTTTGACAATTCCATATGCAAAAGAATCAAGACAGATAGAGATAATTGGAACTGAAACAATTAACGAACTTGTTACAATAGATGAGGATTTGGCATTAGGTACGATGCTTAGAATATAACCTACGTAACAGTTATAAGACGTAATTTAACCAATAGTTCGTAATGACGAAACAAAACATAATGGCGATAGTTGCACTAATAACAATTGGTATGACTGGAGCCGTATATGCAGAAACAGCAACAGTTGAAATACCATTTGATTCACACGGATCAACTTGTACTTTTGATGAATTGTCAGTAGAGTTTCAATGTGTTTGGCAAGGATTCAAAGAGGTCTATACATTAGAAGATCTTGAGAATTACAAAGACCTTTTGACAGAAGAAAGATATGATCAAGAGATCCAAAAACTCAATGAACAAGCACTAGCAGAAATTGCAGAAGAAAAAGCAAAACTAACACCTAACGAGAAAACAATCCAAGAGATTGAAGAAAAGTTAGCAAAAGGAATTGCAACTGTAACGGATAGTGTCTACATGAATCTCTTGAAAGAATTGAACACTTGTAAACAAGGTATGGATCGACAAACAGCACCATTCCAAGAAGCAAGAGAGTTTGAGATTTCAGAGTTCAATTTATGGCAAGTCAACAATGTTCCAGTTGAAGGTCATCTAGGTGATCTTGTAATGGCAGTAGAAGAATGTCGTGGACAACAAAAACTACTCAAAGTAGTTGGACAAGGATATGCAGGAATGCCAACTGGTGAAGATGACAAACAATTCAGTTTGTTAGAACACTTTGAAGGCGTACAAGCACTAAACTTTGATGACCACACTGCAACACACAGAAACATTGACAAATCACTAATTTGTGGAAACAATCAATATCCACTAACACACCAAGCACAATTCGGGTGTGAAGTTTTGTATGATGGTAAGACATTAGAACAAATCAAAGCAGAGAACGAAGCTAGATTTGGAACTGATGGTGTAATACATTATGAAAGTGAATTACTCACAGAGTATCATGCCTTCATGGAATCCTATGGAAACAAAGTTGCAACTGATGAAGATAAGGCAAACGCTGAGAAATTAGCAGAGCCAATCGCATACGAAATGATTATGAACAACAACTTTGTTCAAAATCAAATCCGAAATGGGGAATAACCCTTTTTTCTTTTATTTTTTTTATTTTACATAGGTTTATTAAGGGTATACTCTAGAGTATAGATATGAATAAAACAACAATGAAACAACTAAACAAGGTAAAAAACACCGAGTTTGTAGTAATTTCTTTTTCTGCAACTGGTGAACAAAAAAGAACAATGATGCAAGGTGGTGTAGGAATTATTAGAGCAGTAGAAGAAGTAAAAAGTCATCAATTACGTGGAGAAATTTCCATGATTTTAGACATGGATATGTGGAGTAAAGTTGGAGACTTTGAACATAAATTGGAAGGATTTGAACGAATCAATCTTTCACAAGTTATGGATATGATAAAACCACAGTGACAAAGGTTTTTATAATCTTTATTTTTTATTCTTGTAATGAAAGTATTACTAACGATGCTGACTGCAATTATTATTGTGGGAAGCATTAGTGGAATAAGTGCTGAAACTCCTCGAATGGAATACACTTTGGAATTTCAAGAAGCCCAAAGTCAAATCCAAGTAGAGAAGGAAAGCATTTCTGTTGCAACAGACAAACCTGATTATCAGGGAGTAGAAACAATTGAAGTAAGTGGACACAGCACTATAACTCCAATAATTTTAATGGTCACAGCACCTAACGGCAACTTGATCACAGTAGCACAAGTCGAAACAGACTTGGAAGGAAATTATTCAACAGCAATTACTGTTGGTGGAGCATTATATGGCAATGCTGGTACATATACAATAACTTCAACAAGTCAAGGATTTGAAACATCTACGACATTTGGATATGGAACTTTGTTAGAATATACCGAAGAACCACAACCATCACTTTCAGATATTGCATATGAAATATCTGGTGGAGAAGTAGATTCAATATACAACGATCCTGAAGCACTATCAATCACAGTTGACTTGATAAATGCAGACGGTGGAGAAATAGTCCTTACACTTCCAAGAGATGTCATTGACTCAACTATTGATGGGGTTGATGAAGTATTCTTTGTACTTGTAGACGGTTATGAAACCGAATACACCGAAGTTGCAACAGATCTAGACCGAACAATAACTATACCATTTGTGGCAGAAGCAGGTAGTATAGAAATAATTGGAACATATGTAATTCCAGAGTTTGGTACAATCGCAATGATGATACTAGCAGTAGCAATTATCTCAATGGTAGTTGTCACTAAAAAGGCTAGATTAGTTGCAATCTAATTTTTTCTAAAGACATGAAAGATTCCAAGAAAAGATCAATGTTTGAGACTTTGATAGATGTGTCACTAGGGTTGATAATATCCACAACGTTAAACTTTACAGTTTTACCAATGTATGTGGAGGGAATTGTTTCAGCAGATTTGAGTGTGATGATACAGATAAGCATCTGGTATACGGTGTTTGCAATAATAAGACGATACAGTACAAGAAGGTTGTTTGAAAGGTTTAGAAGATAACGATAAATAATCTAAAGTATTACAAACATTGTTGGATTGGTATGATCAAAAGTGGTTTGAAAATGGGGTTAAATATAAATTTCCATTATGTTGTATATTTTGGTTTATGAACTGTTGGCATGATTTGGATGATGAAATAATTGAAAATTGGAGCAGTGACAGAGATGGATATATTCCATGCCCTGAATGTCTTGCACGTATGCTGACAAAAGAGTTAAATTAAGTCAAAATTTAATTATGTAATGGAAAAGCCTGTAAGTGCATTCAAGATCAATGATCACTTTTTTGATCTGGTTCCAAGACCGTCAAAACAGGAAATGCAAATACTTACTGAATCAATAATGAAGAACGGTCAAAGAGAGCCAATAACTGTAAGCAAAAACTATTTCATACTTGACGGACATACGCGTTTTGAAGTATGTCAGAATCTTGGGTTAAAGGTAAAGTACAGGGTAATGAGTTTTGACTCATACGAGGAGGAGGAAGCGTATGTCGTTGAGGCAAACATGGAAAGACGTAATGTAAACAACTTTCAGAAACTTGAGATATATCAGAATTATTATGAAAGAATAAAAAAGAAAGTACAATCACAGAAAACAAGGGATGAGCATGGCAGAATAATGTCAATGAACAAGAGTGTAAGTGGAACAAGAAGCGTTGAGATACTTGCAGACAAGTTAAAGATGAGTGTCAATCAAGTTCAGTGTGGACTTTGGCTAATAAACAATGCAAGTCCACAGGTTAAGATAAGACTAAGAAGTGGAAGATCAACAATAAACCATACATTCGACATACTCAAAAGATCAACATATAACAATTCAGTACACAAAAGTTTAACATTCAACTCACTTTATGACCATTTCAAATATGATGACGATGTTACACAATACCTTGATGACTTGAAATTGAGGTTCAGAATGGAAAAATCAGAAAATACCCTAGATTAGATACATTCATATAGAACATATACTCTAGATAATATATGTCTAAAAGCAACGCACAAGTCAAAATACCAGTAATGTTGGTAAGTCCAAACAAGGAAATTGGCAGAATACAATTCCCATGTTTCGCACAAACCAAGATGGATGGCATGAGAGGAGTAATAGTAAAACGTGACGGCAGAGTCGTGGTTTTCAGCAGAAATGGAAACACAATGACAAAGTTGGACAAACACTTTGAAGCAGTTTTATCAAGTATTGACAATGTTGTGTTAGACGGAGAATTAACCGTAGTTGACAGTGAAGGCAAATTATTAGACCGAAAAACTGGCAATGGTATCTTAAACAAGACCGTAGTTGAAACTGTAAGTGATGAGGAAGTTGCAAGAGTAAGATTTACAGCATGGGATTTAATTGATGTATGTGACTTTGACAAAGGTGTCGATAGACGAACTGGAGTCGAAAGATTATCAAGATTAAGAGCAATTCCAGCAAACCCATTATTTGAAGTAGTACAAACATTCGAGATTGCAAACTTGGAAGAAGCACAGGAATTATTCAAAGAACAGTTAGCAAAAGGCGAAGAAGGTATTATCTTAAAGAACAATGACCACCCTTGGGAAGATAAAAGATCCAAACAATGTGTCAAGATGAAGGAAGTAATCGAGATGGACTTAAAGATAACTGGATTTGCAGAAGGTACTGGAAAGGCAAGTGGAATGACTGGAGCAATTCAAGTCGAGAACAAAGACGGTTCAATCAAGACCAGTGTTGGAACTGGATTAGATGATGCAACCAGAAAAGACATTTGGGCTAGACAAGAAGAATTAATTGGAACTATCATTACAGTAAAATGTAACGGAGTAATCTCAAGAAAAGGAGCAGATAGCAAATCATTATTCTTACCAGTATTTGTCGAGTTAAGATTAGACAAAACCGAATCTGACTAATCAATAGGTTTATTAAGTGTATTATCTAAGGTATAGTATGAAACAAAGAGGTAAAGTCATCAAAGGAGATCTGGAAACAGAACATCCTGATGACATAAAACTGATAATCGAGATAGACCATGCACAACCTCGATTACAAGAAATACTAAGTTTGTTGGGTGATATTTCAAAAAAAGATCCAACTGCTTTTGTAAGTGTGCGATGTAGTGAATTTGCTCCGTTAATCGAGCAAGACGAGAAAGATCTCAAACTGTTAAGAACCAAGTCTGAATTTGTCACTGGCAGTAGATCTGATATCACAAAAGAACAAGAAAAAGAAATGATTTCGAGAGCAGATCATGTGTTAGAGGATATCAGTTTGAAAGATGGATCACTTGCATCTATTTAGGAAACCCCAGATTACCCTGAACTTCCGAAATACTTTTTTATTACAATATATAATAACGTAATATGAAGTGCTGGTATTGTGGAGAATACTGTGAAAGTGGATCAATCCATATGTACCAATGTGCAGAAAAGATCGTAAAATTTAACAAAAAAAAGAAGTTTCAAGGTATGTTGGAAGAAGCATTGACGGAATCCATGCAAGTCGAATGTCCAGCACAGGATTGTGATTATATCATGAAAGGGGATTTTGTGGACATTATTGTTGATGCAGAAAGACACTTCAAGAGATATCACGATAACGAATAAATAATCAATGCAAGACAATTCAATATGATCACAAGTCCAAACACAAACATTACAATTCTAAGTCAGGCAATGATAACAAGAAAGGGATCGGCAATATGCAAGAACTGTGAAAAGGAAATAAAGGCAGGGGAAAAGATTGCAAGTAGAAGAACAAAGAATCACAAGTGGTATCATTACAAGTGTGCAACAAAACTCAACATTTGTTAAAGTATTTATAATCCACATTACATGATATTGACATGACAGATTGGGTAAAAGATACTAAACGCAATGAATTGTGTCCAATATGTGACTCTGATAAATCAGGTTATGGAAGTGGATTCATAACTTGCAAATGGAAAGATCGAGATGATAATACTTACTTTAGTGGAAACGTTTGTGATAATTGCTGGGATGAAATAGTAATTCCATTGTTAAGTGGAAACTTGAAGAATAATGATGCAATGGTAAAGTCAATAAAATATATGATAGGAACCTGCAATCCATATACAGTAGATTCACAATCTGTAAAAATATCAAAGTAAAAGTTATATTTACATAATTAAACAAATCAATATGAAAAGTTGTAAGAAATGTTATTCGAGAGGTTATAATGCTGATTTTTCAACAGGCGTTAGACTGAAGATAAAATGTGAGATTTGTAACGGAATTGGTTGTATAGATTGAGTTGCAAAGGATCATGCAAGGGATTGCCTAATTCTCCCAAAGTCAAAAGATATGAAAGTGGGCAAAAATATTGCAGTGAGTGCAAAGTGTTTATGAAGATAAAATCACCCAGATGTCCATGTTGCAACGAGTTGTTCAGGTTAAAGTCAAGAAGTAACAAAGGCGAGAACAGATGGCTCAAGGCATACTAAACAATTATATGTTATGACAACATAATTCTATACAATGAATCAAGATACTGTCAATTGGCTATCTTCACAGATTAGGGAAACTAGAATTGCGTACAAGAGATTGATCAGGGAACTTCATCAGGAAATAAACGCATGAAAGTCTTGGACAAAGACGAAAAGAAGATTTATGAAAGCATTGATATTCCATTCGAGTTTGTTGATTGTTGGGATGTAAAAGTTCCAGAAGGGTGGAAAAAGATAAAAGTGGCAAAATTTGACGAAGATAATGGTAAGATGTAAAATATGCAATAAAACTGTAAAGTCAACAGGTTGTACAGGAAAGCACTGCTGGGAATCATCACAACAATGTTTCGATTGTCATTACATTGGAATTAATACAAATATGAGCAGAACAATAAAATATAATAAGTTGAATATTTATTGAATATAGTGGTTACAACTTATGATTACAAGAACTGGTGTGATAAGTGCTATGAACAAAGTTGTTTTCATCTAAAAGACAGTTGTGCAGAACATTGCCCAATATGTCTAAAAAAAGCATAATACCTTAGTTTATATAACTATCATATGGTCAGGGGAAAGGTTTGTTCACATTGCGTAAAGGATAATGGCATAGAAGGCATTGATGGGAAAAGACCAAAGTTGTGTGATGCAGGATCATGCAAGATAGAGTTTGACTATACCTTTTGCGAATGCCAATGTCATTATTGAAAAGACTTTATGAGTACAAGCTCATAATACTTTCCACTTTTTTAATAGCAATTATAATTATACTTATGCCTGAAGTTGAAAAGCCAAAATGTGTTGACATGATAATTGCGAAAACCACCGTGTGTTAGAAACCATTAAATAATAATGTTACCATTGTATATCATGTCAGATTATGAAGAAACAAAACAAAAAATGATTGATATGATTTCACACGTTGATGACTTGGACATGATTATGTATAACTCATATGACATATTCAAAACAAAACTAACGGATCATGATCTAAGAATGTTGGCAGACATACACTTTCATGTGACAGGAAGATTGGACAAGGCAGACAAACTTTATCAGGAACTAGATCATTTTAACAACGGACTTGTATGAATATAAAGCAAAGATTGTAGATGTGTATGACGGTGACACGTTCACGTTTGAAGTAGACTTGGGATTTTCAATTACTGTAAAAGAGAAGATAAGACTTGCAGGAATTAACACGCCAGAGGTTAGAGGAAAGTCAAAGCCCGAAGGAATTATGGTTAGGGATTATGTAAGGAATATAATACTTGGAAAGGAAGTCATAATACAGGTATTCAAGAAGGGAAAGTTTGGAAGATATATTGCGTATGTTTTCTTTGATGCCTCTTTTATGACAGACGGTGAAAAAGGAATACCATGCAATCTAACGGAACATTTGCTGGAAAAGAACTATGGAAAAGAATTTATGTCAGACAAATTCTAAAAATAAAGTGATTATGGAAAGAATTACTGATTTAGACTTGGTACATACAATGGAAGTCTTGGAACAATTGGTAAAGATTGTTGAGGAAGAACCAATGTTTGAATCTGGAGTAGAATCAAAGAACAGGGATAAGGTAAGGCATCTAATGGGTTGTCAGGAATTAATTGGCGAAATATTGGAAACTGATAAATAAAAGTATAGAACATATACAATATGGATCCTCTAAATGACGGATCATCAAGTAGTTTCTACACATATCTAGGAATGCTTGTATTTTTAAAAAACTGCATTGACAATATGGAATGTCAGGAAGATGTCAGTTATTTGCTGACTTCAAAGGATGTCATTCTAACAAAGTGCAGGGAATTATTCACAATAGAGAAAATAGACTTTTTAGAGTCATATATTGACGAAGATTTGATGGAATCCGAAGTATCCGATACTATTATATAGAGTATATTATCTATAGTATACATGAAACAAGATAAATTTGATGTAATTTGTGATGTTGACGGAACCATAGTCAACATTGAAAAACGCCATGCACTAGCAAAAGCAGGTGCAAAGAAAGGCAAAAAACTAAATTGGAAAATATTCTTGGATGATGAAGTAATCCTTGAAAATGATGTTGAACAGGAAGATGTTACTGGTGTAATAAAATCTCTTATCGAAAGTGGACACAGGGTAATTATCACTTCTGCAAGAAACGAGAGACACAGAAAAGTCACTGAACAGCAACTTGCAAACTTTGGAATCAAGCATAGTGCATTGTTCCTTAGAGCAGATGGAGACTTTAGAGGGGATGATGATGTCAAGGAAGAACTCTTAGGAAAAATCAGAGAAGCAGGATTTGATCCAAAGGTAGCATTTGACGACAGACAAAAAGTCGTTGACCGATGGAGAAAGATTGGCATCCAATGCCACCAAGTGAGGTTTACTGATGTATAACCAAGCAATCCCAAGACTTGAAAAAGCCTTCAAACTAATTGAGGACAAACAAGTCGTTTTACTTTTATCTCCCAATGCAGTTGTGCATGGCAACAGACCATACCATGTCAACTATGTTGAGGAAACCTGTGAATGTGAGGATCATGTTTACAGAAATCTAAAGTGCAAACATATCTGGGCAGTTACACTTAAATTACAACAACTGCATGGAGTAACAACATGAGTATGAATCCAGAACAAGAAGATCCTTACAGCGATCTTTACAGGGAAATGCTTCAAAGAATAGAAGCACTTGAGGAAAGAGTCTCAAGACTTCCATGTGATCATGTCGAGTTCCCAATAGATGAGGAATACGAGTTAGATGAGGATGGTTTCGAAGTAAGTGTGAATCTTTGCAGAAACTGTGGTGAACGAGTATAAACCAATGCAACTGGTGTGGAAAAAAATATTTCCGTAAACACGAAACTTGTGCAGACAAGGATCATGAAGCATGGTTGCAAACAGATGACTTTGAGATGATGGTTCACAAGGAAATTTATGAAACAGGAATGAGTAACTGGTATGATCAAGAGGGCGTGGAAAAGTATCAGGAACATTTTAAAAATAACAAAGACTGCAAGTTCTGTAAAGTATTAAAATACTAGTATTTCTAAAACATTACATGAATTGGAATCAACAGATAACAAGTGACATGGTAGCACAACTAAGAAAAAGAAAGACACTTAACTTTATACTGACGGCTATTAAGACATGAAATGTGACAAGTGCAAACAAATGTTCTACAGTGGAGAACCTGAAGAATATGTTTGTCTTTTTGAAAGTGCAAGAGGAAGATATTATATGCATCTGACTTGTTTTCTGGAAAAACACCTAAACGCTTAAGTTTATATTATGTAATGCAAATTACACTTCAATGATGAAAACAATCACAGCATTAATGGTCATGACCTTGATTGCAACAATAAGCATGGGAAATGCTTACGCAATTGAAGGAGATGGAACCAGTTATGTCAATGTTGATGTCTATCCATTCAATGTTACTGTTGAAGAAGGTGGAGAGATAATCATACACAACAATGGTGAAAACACAATCAACTTTGTAAGTCACGGTTGGTTTGAGGGAACAATTCCTGTAAACGATGCAATCGCATTGAATTTTCCAGTTGTAAACTGTGGAACTACTTGTTTTACTGAAGGTATGTATTACATATCTGATCTAAACGGTATGCAACAAAGTACAATTGAAATTGTAAAGCCATACGTTGCACCACCACCAGCACCTGTCTATGTAGCACCTGTAGTTGTAGAACCAACTCCAGAACCAATAGTCGAGGAACAAGTTGACTTTGGTGCAACAAGTGACGTAACACTTGGAACATTTGAATCAATATCAGATGATGCAATATTCAATGTAGCAGAATATGAAGGCAATGTCGATATTGTTACTTTGCAAACACAACTTGCAGAAGTAACAGCACAGTTCAATGACTCTATTACAAAACTTGCAGATCAAAAAGTTGCAATAGATAATCATAACAACCAAGTACAATCACTAACTACACAGATTGGAAGCCTTAACACGACAGCAACATCAGTTACAACATTGGAGCAGACTGTTTTATCTCTACAACAAGAGAAAGACGAACTTAATGCACAAATAGTTTCATTAGGAAACCAAACAGCAACACAACTTGCAACAATCACATCACTGCAAGATGATACAACGTTGGATGTAAAAATTGCAGACTTGGAATCACAGATTGTGACACTAAACAATGCAAACGTTACAGCAACAACAACGATTGCAGAGTTGAATGCCAAAGTAGTTTCAGCAAGTGATACAAGTGTTCTAGATAGCAAGATTGCTAATTTGGAAGCACAAGTTGTAACACTCACTAATGACAGAGATCAATGGAAACAATTAGCTAACAATTGGTACGCAGTAGCAATGGATCAATTGAAAGTTATGGTTGATGTATTAGGACTCTAGTCCATACACCATTTTTTATTTTTTTATTTAACCCAAGTAATACTTAATAACTAATGTTTATATACCATGATATGCCCGAAGTTTGGGGAATACCTGACAGATATTTCAAGAAGGATCTTGCAAATCGAGAGGAACTTCCAAAAGTACCTGTGGATATTCTGGACTGGATAAGGGAAATAAGACCAAAGGCAGAGGGCAAAAAAAGAGTTATAATGCCACCTTGGCGAGATATATATAATGACAACTTTAACAATAAATTTATTCTTGGAGGTCGTCAGATTTTTAAGTCTACATATACCACCGATGTACTTGCACATGAAGCAACGACTAAAAGAAATACACAGTTAGTTTATGTAACATACGATGACATTAACAAAGCTGGATTTTCAAGACAAAAATTACAAATTGGAACGTTTGACGGTTCAGATGTTCTAAAAAAGTTTCCAAGAAATAGACTAGGTAACGTAGGGGAAATTTCTTTAAAGAATAATAGTACAATTTATATTACAACAGATCATGGTCAATATCATCACGTAGAGGGAAAATCAGCAGCTCATATTATGCTTGACGAAGCACAATATCAGGATATGCAATACTTTGACCGTATTCCTCTCGTGATGACAATTACTCAGGGAAAAGTAAGCGTACTTGGAGTAGGTGGAGAAAGTGGATCTCCATATGAACAATTATGGCGTGATACGGATCAAAGACAATGGGTGTTTGACAACAGTGAAGATTATATAGATTCGGCAGGAGTTGTATTTCAGGGTCAAGGTTGGAGAAATGATCTGATATTTGGAGAGATTAAAGATGAAGATACAGAAAAGACCAAGTGGGGATTAATTGCAGATGACAGGTTGATGGGAATAATGTCAGGAAGATGGAGAGCAAACGAGCCACAAAAGAGCAGGGATTGGCATGGATTCCATATTCCACAAACAATTATTCCACATATTCCACTAAGTACGGCAGATGCAACAAATCCAAAAATGTATAACATTGACAAGAAATATGCAATAGAAGCAAAGAGACAAAAAATGAGTCCACATCTTTTTACAAGCCACGTAATGGGTGGATTTTACCATGCAGAACGCAGACCAATTACAAGAGAAATGATCGACAATTTGTTTTATGGCAATGAAGGACTGAAGATAATGGATCCGTGGGAAATTGCTGACATCAAGGATCAGTTCGGAAAGGAAGTAACAATAACAATGGGTGTGGACTTTGGAAGTGGAAACCCATCACAAACAGTAATCAGTATTATGATAGAATGGATTTTGCAACCAGAAACACTTACACAAGACAAGATTAGCAGATACCAACTTGTTCACTTGGAACCAAGACCAGCAGAAAACCAACTTGATCAGGCAAAGTATATTGCAGAACTTTTCAACGAATGCCAGTGTGATATTGGGGTTGGTGATCTGGGTTACGGAGCAATACAGGTTCAGCAGATTCAAGACGGAGGAACTGACAGACTTACTGGACATCCGTTCAATGGAGTTGGAAGTTCCAACTTTTTCGGTTGCAGAAGTATCGGGGATGAAACAAAGAACGTATTACAATTCAACAAAAAGATAGACGAGCATGGGGAAATTCGAGAACATCTTAAGATAGACAAGACAACGGCAATACAGGAATTTATTGATCTAATGGGAATCATGGTTGATGATCCAGATGACAGATACAATATGGACAAGAGAAAACACAAGTTAATGTTTCCAGCAGAACCTTACAGCAAACAAAAGATTGACTTTATTTATTCTGATCTTACAAACTTAACAAGAAAAGACTTAACGGATAAGATTGACGAGGACAAGCCAGATGGCAGACAAAGGGCAAGAAAACAGTTCAACCATCCAAAGGATTCTCTAATGGCAATGATATATTCAACAAAGGCACTTGAAGTTCGACAAGGATATAATTGGGTCGGCACAGGTGGAGGTTGGCGTTGACTTTTTGGAATAGAAAACCTGAAGAAGATACTTCAAAAAAGAAACCACAAAGAACCAAATTATCAGAAATCATACTAATATACACAAAATAACCAATGATATGAATGGCAGGAAATTTTGAAGAATGTCCAGAGTGTAAATCTAAAAACTTGATTAAAATGGGTGGTTGCGACAGTTGTCAAGACTGTTTTTGGTCAGCTTGTCCAGTAGCATAGATTATTGATTGTATCATAAAGATACTATCCATACCTTCTTTTTTGGAAGTCTACTTTTTTCGTTTGGAAGTTCATTTTTTCCATTTGGAAGTATGTTATAAATCTTGGCATAGTATTAAATAGAGGGTATACTCTACATAATACATGAATCAATCAATAGAATCAAGCACTCAAGTTGATGAAAGTAGTGTGTCAAAAATCTCAACAGAAGAAAAAATAGCAAGAGAAGCAGAATGGAAAGTCAAATCCATGATTCCAAGTTCTGTTAAAGTCACAAGAGAAGGATCTGTCATAACCATGATTGACGGAACAGTTAGCATAGGAAAAATCCATGTTATCGAATCAACACAATGGCAACATAACGGCAAGTATAAAATCATGTGGGATAGATGGGATAACAACAGACCATATGACGGAACACAGATTGGCAGAGCCAGAATTGAATATGGAAGTCCTACAGTATCATGGATGAAAGTTGGTGAATGGAAAAGTACCATGAACTATGTATGGGATATGGAAATCACTAAAGCAATTAGTGAGCCATCAAAAATAAGATCAAGTACAAGTCATCAAAAAATTCAAGATGATTGGATCAAAACAGTTCCAAGACACCAATCAATTGTTGGAGCAAAAGTAACCAAAGGAAGTAGGACAATTGAAAAATGTCAAGTCAGTATCATAACACCAAAAAATGAAGATGCAAGACAAGCCATGATGAAAGGAACAAAAAGTATTTGTCCACCTACAAAAGCAATCATGAAGATTGTAATAGAAAGTGATGTAGATGTCACAGTTGGTTCACATAGAGTTAATACAACCAGCTACTCACACAAAAGTATTCCAGTGATTACAATCGTTGGAAGCAAAGAAGAAGTAGACAAAGTAATCAAAAAGATTGCTGGAAACCCATTTGAATGGTAGGGTAAGACTTATCTACAGTCTTATCATACTATTCTTTGTGGATAGTCAGTCAAAACTATACGTAATAGGAATAGGTTTAGTTGTTGGTGCTTGGATAACTTTATCAGCGTTTATGTTTGGTTATTAATACTTATTTATAATATTATTCTAATATTTCTATGGGTATTGTAAGTAATTTTATCAAAGGACTCAAAAAATCATTTAACGGCAAAGATTATCTTAGAGATATAAACCAATGTGATAAATGTGGCAAACCAAGTTTCTTTAATTCGTGCCTAAAATGTGAGACAGATGAAGCATATAGAGGTTGGAATCAAAAACAATTAAGAGATTGACGGATTACAAAATTTGTTATGATCTATTATTTCAACCAATGTTTCGTCATCTATCCCAATTTGTTTAGTTGACCAACCACATTTACATCTGTATTTCACAGTTTAATTTTACAAAATAGTCAATATAATTGTTTATAGATTATAATTTATAATATTTGACAACATTAGTTGTAATAATTACATTTTATATTGAAATTCTTGAAAAACTAAAGTTTTTTATAACACAAATGCGTAATATTATTAATGCAGATTCAAAAAATCGGCAAAAATAGATGCGTAAGTCCATAGATACGATTTCATGTATTCGAGTTTAGACTCGTAACAGGCGAATAGCCAATACGTTCTATAATAGGACTTACGCCTTTTTTAATACTTAAATAACCTATATTCATACATTTTACATGGGTAAATTCCAATTAAACAAAAAGGGAGAAGATCCAATTAAAATTTATGAAGATGTATTTAAAATTGCAGAAGGAACTGTTGAAACACATTTAGATAAATTAGGTAAACAACCAAAACCAATTGCAAGAGAATCAGATGATACATCCAGATTTGAAGCAGATATTGAAAACGATCAACTTATACAAAAATTACCCACTGATAAAAGAAGTTTTAATGTAGAAGCAGATAATTTCCCACAAAAAGATTTTGGCAGTGTAAATCAATGGGAAGATGATTTAGATGAACTAAGAGGACTCGGTGGAAAATTACCAGATACTAATGCTTTATGGAATTCAGTAGAAACAATCGTAAATGAAGGAAAAGATGCTTACGGTAATTATGATGCTTATTCAATGCCATCAGCAAGTGGTTATACAGGAAGAAATTGGGATAGTAGAAGTGATATTGAACAACAAGCAGATGTGGATCAAAAAATTAAAAACGTTTTAGATGGAGAATCATATGCAACTGAAGATATGGAAGATCATGCAAGATCAAGTTGGGATGATGCAAGTATAGAAGATAGAAAAAATTGGTTGTTTGTAGCTGGTTATGACTCTGAACGTGGGGATGAATATGAACCATATTTCAGTTTAGACAGTCATATTAGAGCTCAATTAATGAAAGACTTACACATAGGTGGCATCTATGCAATGGGAACTGGTTCACTATAAAATTTGATAGACTCAAAAGATAAAACACATAATATCACAAACAATAAAAGATTGGCAAAAGAAATTATAAAACAACTTAATGAATATAATGATCAAAAAACTTTTCTCGGTTGGTCAAAAAGAAGAAAGAAATTTGTGTTAAAAAAATTCAAGTAACGGTTATATTTCACAAGAAACACAATTTATCATGGTTCTATCAGACAATGACAAGCAGGAAATAATAGAATATGTCAATGACAATATAGATGGGGAGTCAACCTGTGATGATGAAGATGACGATATGATAATATTCACATATGACAAAGATCAAGATGATCAACCGTTGGTTGGAACTGAAACCGTATTGGAACTTTTAAAACGAGGATTCTTTGTCCTATATTCTGGGCTAAACAATGATGGCGATATGCAAATATCAATATCAGATGGGGATAGATACAGAGATTGACTAACCTAATTGACACGGATGTATTCAAAAGATGTAAACAACCTTTGTTAGAAGCAGGGGTAATTACCAAAGATTTCATACTGTCTGACAAATACAACGAATTATTCTATTCATACAAGGGTCAGTATGTCATGGAAAGTCTGATGTATCCAATGTTTATGCTATTCAAGACAACGGATCTTGGAGACAAGGAAACCGAATACTTTCACGTAATATTGAATATGTTTGTAAACGAACACCCTGAATATTTGGAAAGCATAGAAGCCGAAAAGAAATTTGCAGAAAGAAGAATCGAGGAAAAGAATAATGGAAAAGATGACTAGAGGTTGTGTTAGATGTCACAAATTATTTCAGTATGGGGATATGAACAAGTCATTGCGTGGACAAATGACCAGAAGATACTGTGATATGTGCAAGATACTGCAACATAGGGATGAATCTAGGGCATATTCTCTAAAATATGGTAGGACAAATAGAAAATCACAATACATGAAGGAATATTATCAAAAGAATAAAGAATATTTTTTGAATAAACAGTTAAAATATGGCAGGGATAATAGGGAAGAACTTAATAGAAAGGCTAGGATAAAGTATAGAAGTGAATTGCAAAAACTGTAATGCAACTTCAGAAGAAATAATATGCAGTATATGCAAGTTAAATGAAAGTATAAACCAGTTCAAAAGCCCACCAAAACGAAAAACCAAGCGACAAAGGAACAAATAAATATCTAAATCATATTATTTGGATTAATGGTAAGAATATGCAAGGAAAAATGTGTGGGTTTACAACATATTCCAAAAATGACTGGATACAAATATGTAGACCATAACTATTGTTCCACTTGTGCAACATGGTTTCGAAAAATTGAATTTAACAGATTTTGTCCATGTTGTGGAGTACCATTAAGACATAAGGGGAAAAATATAAGAGCAAAAAAGGAGGTGTTAGCATGATAAACGAAGATTGTAAAAGTTGTAAGGAAGTGTCAGAATTATTGGTAGATTCCAGCACAGTAATATTTGCAAGGGAAACTGGTAGAAGAATAATGTGTAAGAATAATCACATAGTATTCAATGGATTGGAACAAATATGAAAACAATAAACCCAGATAATTGGGTTCCATTAAAGAACAAGTATGAAACAAAATGCAAGACTTGCGAACAGATGATAGAAGTTGGAGAAAAAGTCATGTGGAAAAAAGGTGCTGGTGTAAAACATGAGTCATGTGAACCACCAGAACTTGTAGAAGATAAACCAATAATATCAGAAAAGGAATGGGAGGATTTTCAACAGTACAAGTACAAGGAACTTCATTCAATCAAGAACTGCCAATGTTGTGGAAAATCATTAGCAGGACAGAAGGATACTTACATAAATAATGACCGAAGAACGTGTTCAGAGTGCTTCGGAGCATAGAAAACCTTTAAAAGCAAACTATTTACACATATTATAATGGGTAATAAGATAACAGTTAGAAATTATATTACCGTAGCAACAATATCAGTATTTCTATTTATGATACTTTATGCAGTTGTTGAAAATCCTGTAATTCTTGACAATCCACTTGTTACATTTGTTTTGGGAACTTTTGCACCAATTGTCATGATGGTTTATACTTTCTATTATCGAAAGAACAAAACAAAACCAGAATGGGATGAAAGAATTGATTCAGCTTGTCCATGTTGTGGTAAAACAATTTAGACCAATTTGTAAAACAATTTAATTCAATACATTTATTTAGTGTATGTTATCTAAGGAATAGGTTCAATCAAAAAGCCGAATATCAAAAGAAAGGTTTATGTAGGGTATGTTCCGTAGGGTATATGATGGATAAAACAAGAGTTTACATTGCAACAGGAAAAAGTCGAAAGATAATTCGTGATGCAAAAATTGCAGAGAAAAAAGGCGAAGTCGTAGATTGGCAAAAAGTCCTAGAAGATTCTCATGAAGCCAGAGCCATTGGTAAAGAAAACCAAGTCAGAGCAGTTGGAGAGAAGAAATGATACCTGATGAAGATGAATATTATTTCACAGAGAATGGAATCAACAAAGGACTTTACATGACAAGGACTGAATATTGGTCTAGAGAGGACTTTAAAGATAAAGTAGAATATCAACTCAAAGTTGTAAACTGTGATTATGATGATCCTTGGGATATAGATGATAGGAAAAACTCTGCAATACAATTTGTTTATCCTAAACAAGTATCATGGACAGGCAAAGTCATAAGTGAAGCACACTCTGATGTTGAGGAATTTTATTCTCGAAAGTCACAAGCTAGAAAACGCTACAATGAATTGGTTCGTATCATCAAAAAAATGGAGAATAGAAAATGAGAAAACGAAAATCAGTGGTAAAGCCAAAACAAAAGTTCAAAGTAGTTATGAGTATATACGAACAAAAATATCCGTTTACAGACAAGCCAAATCTTAGACATACAATAGACAGAGGAACCGTAGGTGGTTCAAGTTTGGAGAGTATAATTGAGTCATACACCCACAAGAAGCAAAACATTAGTGGACTTAAACAAATGTTGGCAGACAAAGATCCAAGATGTTCTGTTGAAAAGGATACTGGTATTCTAGTATATAGTTCCATGAAACTACCTTCAAATGTCAGGTCATATTCACAGAATAGAGAGACTGGAGAATACAAATGGAGAAAGCACTTCCTTGTCAGATATAATGGCAGTAATCATTACTTTAATTACTTGACAGAAGATGAAAGAAAAAAAGAATATAACAGAATCAGATTAATAGTTGCAAATACAAGTAATCCGATAGTAAATGGAAATACTGCAATAGGATGGACTAAAAAACAGAATCTGTTAACCGAAGAAGAATACAAAAATAATACACCACCAACTATGCAAGAAATAACAATTTACAAAGTCAGCAAAATTGAAAATAAGGTAATGAAAACCAATCACATAAAGTCAAACAGTAAGTTGGCAAAGTGGATTGACAAAAGGTTTGAAAAATACTCAAGTCAGTTAAGTTGTTCAAAGCCAAGATACTTTATCAACAGAAAGGACATGGTAGAAAAGTTTGGAAAACGTATGATGTCTCGTACTGATGACTGTACCTGTATCGGAAGATGTTGGTATGGTCGCCAACTTATTTGGATTGACGTAAACTATCACGACAAAAGATGGGGAGATGATCCAAAAGAGTTTAGAAAGAACTTGGACAATACCATCGCACATGAGATGGTGCATCTAAAGTTTGGAGATCATTCACACCCATTTCATGTTGATCATGAAGGAAGCAAAAGGGCAAGAGCATTTCAAAGAAGGCTTAACCAAGTATTGAGAGGAAAGAAATATGACTGATAACTTGGAACTTACAACATCATCAAATGGATATATGCCACCGATAAAGTCAGATGTTCACTTGACACCTGATCGCGTATGGGATATTATTGAAGATACATGGGGTTATCACAAAGATGAGTTCTTTGATCCATGTCCAGTAAACCCACAATGGAATGGACTAAGTATTGATTGGGAGGAACTTAACTATGTTAACCCACCCTATTCAAGACAACAAGGGGAAAGAAAAACACTCTTAGCACAATTTGTAGACAAGGCACTTGAAGAAAACGGAACAACAATTATGCTTCTGCCAAGCAAGACGGATCAGGATTGGTTTCACAGGATCAAAGACTTTGAGATAGTATGGATAAACAAAAGATTGAAATTCAAGAATAATGTAAACCATGCAACACAACCACACTTTCTAGTAAAAATCAACTAAGTTATATTCTAGTATTTTTTTAATAATATTATGAACGGAAAAAGTTGTGACAAATGTATGATGGGTTACAAGCCACAGGATGTGGATCAGTGTCCAAAATGTGATTGGGATTTTTGTGACGGTTGTATGCATAAACATGGTTGTTAGGTAAGTTTATTAAAGGTCTATACCATAGATAATATATGAAACAAATAAGTTGTTACGGACTTGAAGATCATCAAGTTCAAGGAAAACATTGTATCAAATGTGGTACAAGAAAAACTACGCTAGACAAACATGGCGTAGGATATTTTAGTCAGGAGGATCAATATTGACTGTCTCAGTTTTTGAATTAATAGACAGAGCATTGGATCATCTATACACGGTAAACAATGTTTTGCCTGATACTGTAGACGATGAAGTCACGCAGGAATTAGGCAATGCAATTGAGGTATGTGAAAAAATCTACAAAGAGTTCAAGCCAAGAGAGGTTGAGGAATGAGTAATTCATACTATGTAGGTAAAAGAGTGAACAGATGGTGTCACGCTTGTGGTACAAAATACACAACTACGATAACTGGTGCTTCTGGATATGTAGCAAACCAAAGTGGACTATGCAGAATGTGTAAAAATGGAGATGAGGAATGAATTCCGTACTTGACAGAATAATCAATATGCAGTCAAACACACTTCAAGGAAAATCCATATCAGTTCATGACATAACATATGTCAGAACAAAACTTGAATATATGTCAAAAGAACTTGAAACAATCAAGAAATGTGTCAATGTATGCATAGGAATAGACAATCCTGACATGAGACAGGATTTCTTAGAAGATGAATCAGACAACATAGACAAACTTTTAAAAAAATTAGGGAGAGTCGAGTCAGATGACTGATAATCTCAAAGATTTATATAACAAAGGACTTGATCTTCTAAAGGAAAGAGATTTGACTAAACTTAGAATTGAACGTGCAGAAGCAGATTCATGTTGGCTAACTCCACAAAGTTGGAAAAGAATGTCCAGAAAAGAACAGGTTAGAATTGTCAATTCTGGAGAAATACAGTTTCCAGAAAACATGGAAGTCAGGGAAAGATTGTATCGTGCAGTAGATGAGGCAAAAAGACAGTGGAGACTTGACAGAGGATCTATTCTAGAACGCAATGCAATGTTGAAAAGGAGAGAATTATGAGTCCTCATGATAAGTTAGACTTGGCAGAATCCATGCATTATTGCCGTGGAAACTTGATCAGGGGTTGTGACCACAAAAGTGAAGATTGTATATGCGAACCAATTGAGGTTACGGACTTTACAACAAAAACTTCAACTACAACTCGTGAATGGACATTGGATCTTTATGACAAAGACGGAAAACCTGTAAGAGTGACTTGTAAGTTCGGAAACACCAAAGGCAAAATCAAAGCAAGTGGTGCAAGAGCAATGCTTGAGGTAAGACGATAACTACAAATACTAGGATATTTTATATTAATCAATGAGATATAACTGTCAAAAATGTGATTGGAGTATCGAAGGTCAAACTCAAATAATGACAGATATTCTGGAACATGAGAAAACACATGAGGAAGAAAATAATGAATGATGAAGAATCAAGATTACAGCATATCAAAGATGCAAATAAACATCTAAAGGAACTTGACACCATGAAGTCTAACATAAGTGGTGGAAAAATGGATTGGAATAATATTGTAGAAATCAAAAAGAAACATCTAAAGTCATTCTTGGCAAGTTTGGAAGAATGACCGAAGATGAAGTCAGGGCAATTTTAGTACAAGCCGTAAAGGAAGGAATAATTAATTTTATGTATAATCAACAAGGAAAGAAACTTTACTATTTGAAATAGGTTTTTATAACCAATATATGTAGTGGTAACAATGGATGGAATATTATGTACCAATGGTGTACGAATCGGAGTCATTAGAAAATATAATCCAAAAAGACATGAGGGATATGTGACAATGGATATGGTAGGTAGGGAAGAATGGGGAGCAATGGACAGTGCCTATTATGTCGAAGTTGATGGGAAAAGAATCCCTAACAAATGGGATAATAAGGTTGATCCAAACAAAGCATTTTTTGGAGAATTATAATGGATTATCAGGAATTTGTAAAGTCTACTGACATATCAAACTGCAACCTGCAATTCTATGTAGACGGAATGACGGAAGAAAGTGGAGAGATAAGTGGAATATTCAAACGCGTAAGGCGTGGGGATTATGGAGAACAGGCAAAGGAAGATATTGACGAACTTGGACTAAGATATGTGTTATCAACTTATGACGATGTAAGACAGGATATGCTAAAAGAACTAGGGGATATTCATTGGTATACAAGCCGATTCATTCAAGAGATAGGATCAACATGGGGAGAAGTTGAAGCAATCAATACGGAAAAACTAATGAAAAGAAAAATAGATGGAAAGATTATGGGTCATGGCGACAACAGATGATAAATTATCCCTTAAACATTAAAAGAAGTGAATGGGAAAACCTTGATGAGAAACAGCAGTATGAATTAAGACAAGATATAATAAATTATTTTAGAGTTAATGGGTTTCCACATTTTAAATATGATATTGAAGAACAGAAAAAAGAAATGGAACGACTTGATAAATTTGTAAATGACAATCAAATGGAAACAGATGGGATAATTAGACAAACAATGCATGGACTTGGATTATGTTGGTCATATCATCCACATCATTGGGATATAAAATGTGGTACAAGTAAGACTCCAATGCAGGTATTTTTGGATGATAAATTATTGGATAAGTCAATAAAGAAAAGAATGAAAAGTGGAAGTCATATAAACGAAGCAATGATGAGAAAAACATTCAAAGTTAGTGGTGGAGCTCAAACAGTATCAAATTTTAGACCAAGTGTTGCAAGATGGATATATGACAAATATGGTGGAGACAAGGTATTTGATCCATGTATGGGTTTTGGAGGTAGGTTAATCGGAGCAATAAGCAGTCCTAAAGTAAAACATTATGAGGGTTGTGATCCAAACACTAAAACATTTGATGGACTGAGTAAAATGGCTAAAAATTTACAAGATACAACAAAAGTGGTACTTAATAATATTGTGGTAGAAGAATATGAACCAAAAGATAAATTTGATTTGGTTTTTACCAGTCCACCTTATTTTGATACAGAAAAATACAGTGAAGAAGAAACACAAAGTTATCTTAAATTCCCAACGTATGAGAAATGGTTGAATGGATTTTTAAGAAAGTTGGTTGAGAATAGTATTGATTCATTGAATAAAGGAGGTTATTTCATAATTAATATTGCCAATACAAAAAGAGCTACAACACTTGAGAATGACTTTCTAGAAATAATGAAGTCATATGATATGTCGTTAGAAAAAACACTAAACATGACACTTTCAAAACAACATAGTGGTGGTCAGTTCAAATATGAACCAATATTTGTTTATAATAAAACTTAATAGTCTTATTATTTAAAACAAATTATGCTATACTGTGATAAATGTGGTAAAAGAGCATCAGATGAGTTAATTGAAACCGTAGGAGAAAGTTATGGTGGAGATTATTTTTGCAGTGAGGAATGTAGGGATAAACAAAGGAATGAAGATGATAAGTTTAGATGATCTTACAGATCAACAGGCTAGTCAATTTAAAACAATGGTTGATGAGTGCATATTAGAAAACAGTGAAATTCCTGAAATGAGGGAAGGTTTGGCATATATTGATGACTTGGCACAGGATCAAAAAATATCAATTTATGACTTGTTATTGAATTTATATACAATTGTCGAAGCCGTAGATGTTATTGACGAATGGGAAAAGGATAAATAACAAAGCATATTATAATATTCAATGGATAAAGAACGAAAAAAGATAGTCGAGGCTATGAAAAGTGAAGATCCAGAAGAAGAATTAAAAGATCAAGGATTTTCCATTTATACAACTGAATCAAAGAAAAAAGGAAAAATGAAGGATACAATATGAAATATACCAAAGAATATCTACAAAAAGTGTTGGTGGATAACGGATTTAAGCCAATGAGTTTTGATCAACATTGGTATGAGTTTGCATTATTGTTAATTATAGCAGAAAATACAACTCCAAAAAACAATCTGACATTTGACGATTTGAATGGATCTTTATCAGACTCAAGTGGAAATTGAGATTTTTTTGGTCAAAAGACCCTGAACCTAAAATAAAAATTAGGAAAAGAGAACGAAGAAACGGTTGGTTAAAATGTATTTGTCCATGCGAATGCAAAGAACCGTCAAGATGGGTAGATAATTTATGTATTCAATGTTTTTGGAACAATCATAGAAACAATTATAAACAAAAAACGGTCTAAATAAACAGTAGTTTGGAAAAATCAACTGAAGATATAATGAGAGAAATACTTGATGCTAGAGATACTGCCGTAGAACGTGCAGGAATGGTTCAGGTAAGTGATATTGGAGATGCCAATTCTGATACAATAGAACCAACACCAATTCATGAATACGACAATGAAAAAGAATGTAAATGTAAATGTCATCCAACAAAAACAGAATGTATGGAATGTTATGATCATCCAACACATTTATCAAAAAATTTGCAAAAAAATGACTAAAAATTGAAAATCATAATATTTAAATACTAAGACTATGTACTTCAAGGTATCATGCAATGTGATACCTGTGGCTCTATGCTGGAGAGTATAGATGACACACAAATTATAAATGGTGGCAGATTTTACAAAAGCAAATTATTTTGCGAACGCCATAAACCACTTCAGGAGATTTTTTCCTAAGTGGTTATACCATTTTTTTTCTGAAACAGTATGATAATAAAAAATTTAATTTCAAAGGGAGAAAGAGAACTTGTTCTCGGAATGAAAAAAGATCTATATGAAGAACTTAAAGGAATTTCAGAGTATGATGAAAATCTTAACATTAACAAACGATTCATAGAAGTTAGAGCAATGATCGGACTTTGTAAAAAACTATTGGGTTAGGTTTTTATAATGAGATATTACTCATAAGTTATTGATAGTTGACTGCAAGGATTTTCCAACTGCATTAAAAATAGCAGAGACAGACTGGAAGAAAAAATCAAATAAATCAAAACCAACAAATTTCCAAGAAGCCACAGAGATAATGTGTGATGCGATGAAACTTATGATCATATCAAAAAATCACAAGTATGGAAAAAACAACATTCTAAAGTTTGGACAACAGGGAATATTCATGAGAGATTGGGATAAGATATGCAGACTTGAAGAAGGAATCATAAAAGGCAAAGATCTTGGAGAAGAAGGATTAATGGAAACTTGGGCAGATAATGCAGGTTATTCTCTGGTTGCAATGTTGTTGGATAAGGATTGGTATAAGTTGCCAGTAGAATTAGGTAAACTTAAATAATACGTACTATTTAAATAAAATGAAATAATGTCTGAGTTATCTTTTGATATAGACAATGTTAAAAGAATGTATAATTGGTTTTATCATGGATTCGAGGATTTTCAAGATAATAAAAAATGTTCTCCAGAAGATATTATGCTTATGAAGAAACTTGAACGGTGGTTGATAGAAAGTGGCGAATAAAAAATGCACCCAATGTGGAATACCACTTACTAAAAAAGAAAAAGATTACTGTAAAATATGTAAAAAATTTATGTAGTATGTTATATTATCAAAGTCATGTCATGGATTAACTGGTTAAATAATTCTAAGAAATGTAAGAGATGTCAACAAATGATAACTTCTTACCCATGTCCAGAATGTGGTTTCAATCCAAAATATTAAATCAAACGTTAGCTACGTTGTATCAACGTTGTATTGACGTTAGCTACGTCAATATAATATAAAATAGAATTAAATAATAGTAAATTTATGATATAAGTATGGGAAAACTTTGTAGATTTTGTGGATCATTTGGTCGTATATTATCTCTAAATGTTAAGACTATAACAGATGAAGGTCATGAGTTAAACTGGTGTACTGAATGTGGAAAAATTCAGAATGAGTATCGTTAGAAAACAATTAAATATGACATAATATATTACATATCATACTTCCAAAGGAGGTGAATGAACAAAAATGAACGAAAACGTAAAAACAATAAATCCAGCACAAGCACCAACACTAGAGAAATCTAAATCTCTCGGTATTGCAAAGTTAGGAGATAAACCATTCTATATTACTGGTCTAAACCACAATAGAGGACAACCAACTCAATATACACGAGCAGAGCAGATTGGAGAAGATGGAAAGACTGACTACTATACAATTAAGGTAGAAACACCAATTGAACTGGAATACAAAGACGAAGGTAAAGTACCTATCGATAATTTCTTTGTAACAGCAACAATCTATCAACAGGTTGAGAGAATTCCAAACGCAATTGAAGGTTTAAACAGTGGAGCCAGATTAGGCCCATTAAAAGCACTTAAGAGGGAAAGTCAAAAAACTGGAAATCCATATTGGTGCTTAGCATTTGAATCAGATCCTGACTTTTAGTCAGTGAATCTTTTTTTCTTTTTTTTAAACCTTTATAAGTCGCTATTATCTATGGTAGGCATGAAGTATAGGAATAATCAGCAAATAGTTGAATCCATTTTATCTGCAACGAAAGAAGTAGGAATGGAAGGTATTCCAGTTACAAGATTAATGCAAACAAGCAATCTTTCCTATACAAGACTTGGAAAATTTATGTCAAAGTTGACAGGAAGTGGATTAATCAATACAATAGAATACGATGGAAAGAATACTTTCGTAATTACTGAAAAAGGAAGAATGTATTTGCAAGAATATCAGAAATTTTTACAAATGACTGAAACATTTGGTTTGGATTTATAATTTATCCATTATATTAATAAGGAACGACAACGTTATATAATACATGGAATATGATTATGAAGTTTGTTTGAAATGCAATGAGATATACGAAGATGTAAACACAACGCCATTGTGTGAAAAGTGTATAACACCAAAGAAAATGCTATTGGCTTAGTATTTTCATGGTTTTTTTTATTAGAAAGTCATATATGTCAATCATAAACAGTTAAATATCATAAACCATATGATTAAATGAGCATATGTTTAGCAAAAAAGTGATCATAAACTTACAAAAGAAAGATGATACGATTCATATTGAGCCACTTGGAGATATTCATACTGGACACGTTGGATTTAATGAAGAATCATACAAGTCCAGAATCAAGGATATAACAAAAGATGACAACAGATATACAATGTTTATGGGTGATCAATTAGATGCAATTAACATTTATGACAAACGATACAATCCTGATGCAGTTGTACTTCATGATATAGATGCACAAAGGCAAAGATGGCAAGACCTAACCCAACCATTAATAGATAAACATTTGACCAGATGTGAGGAAATAAAGTTTAAACAAAATATCTATAATATAAAGACTGGAGAATTTGATAAAATTGAAAGAACAAAATTTGTAGGAAAGAAAGGAGAAAATCCAAAAGTTTTCGGACTACTTCATGGAAACCACGAATATAAAATTAGAGAACTCACAAAGACTTATCTTGAAAATAATTTCTGTTTCCAAAATGGATTTGATTTTCTCGGAGCAAAGGCATACATATCATTGGATGTAAGATACAAAGGAAAGATATTAGGACAGTGGAGTATAATGGCAATGCATGGATCTGGAGGTGGGCAACCAGAAACAATGCTAAAGCAGATGAAACAAAATAATTATTGTGATATATTTTTCTGTGGACATTTGCATCAGAAATTCTACAAGGCAGAAAACGTAATTGATATGGATCACCAAACAGGTAAGATTTGGCAACGAGATATTCACTTAGCAAATACAGGTACTTTCTGTGAGTTTATGACAGAAGGAGTAAGTGGGTATGGAGATACAAAGAACCAAGTTATTGGAATGCCGATTGGAACTGCAACAATAAGCATTAATGCATATAATAACAAGGTGAACGGACATATCTAAAACAGTAAGACGTAACAAACAATACGTGAAAGAATCACCTAAAGAATTTGTAAGAAATAACAAATCCGTAACACCAGTACAGGATGCAATTGTCATATTTGTGAGAGATAATCCAAATTGTGTAATGTCTGATATTTACAAGGAATTTCCCAATGTTGATGAAGGTGGAGTAAGAAGGGCTATAAGAAGAATGATTGAAGGTCATAGAATAATACAAAGATTTACCGTAGGTAATGTACCCTTATAAGTCAAATATGTTAATTATCTACCGATAAATAACAGATATATGGATGAGCATGAGTCGGCTATTTCCGATTGGAGTTACGACTTTAGAACTATCAATATGCAGGATTCAGAGGAAAAAGGTGTCACTTACATTCAAACAAAACAGGTATGGATAACATTACATTTGCATGAGTCATTTGAAGATATTTTGGATACAGTATTGCATGAATCACTTCATAACGCAATATGTTTGGACTTGTGGAAAATTGAAAAACGACCTATGGATGAGTCACTTATAATGGAAGTTGAACAGGAACATGAGTTAATCAAGCGTGTTAGGTGGGCGTTAAATGACTGGATTCTAAATGAAGAAGATATAGTTTATTAGTATTTTTAATTTTTAATTCTAATATATAAAAGATTTAAAATCACATTATGTCCGATTACGGAAATGGATACTGTACCGAATGTGGTGGAGTAATGACTTTTGTGGGAGATATTAGTACAACCAGATTGTACGTGTGTGTTGACTGCTTTGCAGAAAAAACCGAATTTCTAGGTTATGAAGATTGTGAACACAAATTCAACGAAAGACAAGAATGTGAATATTGTGGAGAGTGTGCATAATATGTTTTATCCTTTAAATAATATGTTTTTATCCTTTAAATAATATAAATCCAATATGCCTGAACAAATAATGATGATTACATCTGGTGTGATTGTTGCAGTTGTAAGTGGAATGATGTTGGCTTTAATCAAAAAGGGTTGGGCAAAAAAAGACGTAGAGGAAAAAAGATTACATGAGTTGGAGAAATCTGTTCATATACTGCACAAGTCAATATGGAGACTTAATAAAACCGTGTTAATCATGGCAAAAATACTTGATGAACAAACGGCAAAAGAACATCCAGATCTTACAACCAATTTAGAGAATATAGCCTCTGAGTTATTAAATGAGTCAGATAACAGTTAAATACTTTGTAATTTAGTCAATATTTAATGAGTAACATAATAGATAGAATTACCATTAACAATATCTTGGCATTTATCATAATATTAGGATATGTTGCAATGTGGTCATTTACATTATTTATGGGTCTTGAAGAAGTGGTTCCAGAAGGAGAAACAAGATTGGGAGTTATTCTTGATAGTGTTGAAAGTCTAGCTGGAATTTTAAGCACAATGACAATTATCGTTGTACTTGTAGTTCAGTACCACTTTAGAAAATCTAAAGGCGAACCAGATTCATCTTAGTATAAACAATTAAATACTAGGATTTTCTATTCTTTTTATTGGAAGAATCCAAGAAATTTACAACAAAGTATGATGATATTGAAAAATCAACAATTACTAAAGTAGATGCAAAGACAAACAAAACTGTAGAGATTACAAGTATAATCGATGCAAAGATAGATCCAACAATTAAATCTTCAACTAAAGTATTGGAAAATCAAGATTATTCACATTTAGATTTTGGTGAACCAATTAATTATGAATTTACAAATTTAATGATACGTAATATACCAGAATTTGAAAAAGAAAAAAAGAGGTTGTTTGAGAATCCAGAAATTAAACATTCAGTTGATAATGAACCTTGGATTACTGTGGAAGGAGTTCCAGCAGTTGCAAAGATAGGTGATAAGATTAAAGTAAGGTTTAGCAAAGAGATAAAAAATATAGATATTAGTATTGGAAACTATATACAGTTTGATAGGGAAAATCCATATGATCCAAAATCCAAAAATATATTGCAGTTAAAACCCTCATCAATTATTGAAGAAAAAGACAAAAAAGAGATTGAAATTACTTTGGGAGAAACTGGTTTTGTTCATCAACAACCAATACAACTTTGGGAAAAAGGAGAATATTTAATCAGTATTACTTGTACTGGAGAAGAACAATCTGAACAAACACAATATACAAGGATAATGAAATTACATGGGTAGACCAAATTCCGTATTCAATGAAAGGGAGCAAACCGAGTTTCATGTTTGTAAAGCAGTTGAAGATAATCCGTATATGGAAAGTAGAAAAAGCAATATTGTTGAATTTGAATCTGCACAAGTAGAGTCAACTGACTTGACTGAAATTATTGAAGAAGATAAGAGATACGGAAAATTCCAACCTTTCAATGGAGAATATTATACATACAGAGTTCTCAATGAAGATGAGGAAATTACAAACAAACAGGTGTTAAAATCAATAGAGTATTCATACAGAAGAATTTCACTAAGAACCAATTTAAAATTCCGTAGGGCAAGAGATGGAGAATATGCTGATTTTAGAATTGAGTTTAGAACTGTTGCAACTGACCCTGAAAAGGAATTAAAGGCAAGTACGTTGATGTATCATTACTATCCAATTTCAAATTCTTCAAACAGACTTCGTGGATTATGTGTTATTAACAAAGATTTCTTTTGGACAACATCAGGTAAAACTTTGGATATGCATTATATTGATCCAGAACATTATCCAGAATCAAACAGTGGATATGGTGGAAAGACATATGATCTTGATCAAGTTTACACACATGAAGTTTTGCATGGATTAGGATTACCACATAGTAAAACATCAGGAAACGTAATGTCTCCAAACTATGGAATAATGGCAGAGTGGTTGAGTGATGAAGATATTGCAAGAATACAGGCAAAGTATGGAAGCAGAAACATTTCAGAAAGCAGAGTCAAGAGATGGTTGAAATGGCTAAAAATTGCAAGTAATAGATAGATATTTATAGTGTATATACCTTACATAATATATGTCAGAACAAAAAACCAGAACCAAACATTGCATCCAATGTGGTGATAATGTCTTTTATAGCGAAGATGAGTTTGCATTTGAGGACAAACATATGGAATTACCATGTGCTTGTAATTCAGGTAAAAAAGCAAAAGATTGTCATCCAGAATTTTTTGATGCAGACTGTGCTTCTTGTGAAGTAAAAGGCGAATATCAAGACGATTAGTCATTTTTATTAAAATATTCTTAAATACCAATAATCCGAAATAGTGATATGCCTAATAGATGGACTAGAAATAGTAGTGATACATTAGTACCAAAAGTTGGTGGAACCAAACCAGACGGTTCAATCGTAGCAGCTAAACTAGCAGATGATTCAGTAGAAGGAAGAACTGTTGATTATTATAAATCAGCATCAGATGTTACTGGAACAGGAAGCCTTCAAAACATTGCACATGGTTTAGGAAGATCACCATTATTGGTTATCGTAATTCCACAAATCAACACTGGTGGAGCCGATATAAATATTGTAGAAGGAGCTCACGATGCAACCAATGTTAAAGTTACAGCACCAACTACAACAAAATTCAGAGTCTTAGCACTTTAGTATTACTAACAAATTTTATTTTTTTTTATTTTACAAAACCTAATATTATGTATTTTTTTTAGTTTCAAATATGCTTTTATACTAATGATTATTATGATTATCATGGTAGCAACAGTAGCCGTAATCTTCGATTTCGGAGGATCTAACACAAGTCCTGCAACAGAACAGGATACTAGTGCATTAGGGCCACCAAATTTGAGATTCAAAACTGCTGACGATAGCACTATTGATAACCAAAACCCAATACCAATACCTTCAGGAGCTGCAGTCAATTCATTTTGGAAGCAAATCTATTTGAAAGTAACAGGTGGAACTTTTACACAAATCGATAACGTAAAATTCTACACTGACGGTGGTGGATTCGGTACAGGTATCACTACATACGTAGGAGATCAAATGCCAACAAAGAACAGTGGTTCGGATGCTGGTTACGTTGTAGCAACTGGTACAGTTGGTACATCAGGTAATGCAATGGTAGCAAGTCACGCAGGTGTATCAGCACAAACAGATGCTTTCACATTTACATCTGGTTCACCTAAATCAATTACGATTAGTGAAGCAGGTAGTTTAATGAACGCAACTAACGAGACAACCAATTATTTAGTATGTCAAATGAACGTAGCTAGCTCAGCTGGGCCCGGAAATTTGGCAGATGAAACTTGGACTTATCAATACGATGAGATTTAGAAGTCTTTAACTGATAAAATTAATTTTTTATTTTTTTTATTTTCTTAGAAACCGACCACATTAGGTTTATATAATTGTTGTATGTTCAATTCTTAGTGGCAAAAAACTTTACTAAAAGTGCAATATGGAGAATCACTTATACAGATGGAGAGGTTGTTTGGGAAAGAGATCCTACAACTGGAAAGGAAACATTATTCAAAGAGATTGATCAAACAAAAATAAAATATGTTGATGTTCTAAACCCGATTGAAGATATTGATGACTTGTTAAAGGAAGAAGTTAAGACTCGTGTTAAAAATTCAAGAGGAAATACAGTTGAAATGACATTCAAGACATATCATGATGAGATAGTTCCTATATTCCATTTAGAACTTGAGGATTGGCAAAGATTAATTTTATTCAAAAGACGGCTAAAGAAAACAGGACAGTATCTTGCAGTTCTTGGAGAACCTGAAATGTTGGATGATGAATTACGTGCAGAACGTGAAAAGGAAACTGGCAGAGCAGAAAGAAAACCACAGGTTGTTCCATATTCAATTGAACAACCATTTGAGACAATATTTCTAATTGGATGGCAATCAACAATTGGGGATAAAAATGTAAAGTCCGTATGTATGTTATATTCTGATGGTCATATTGAAATGAAGCCAGATAGATAAAAAATATTCTTAAATACTCTAATCTTTCACATATATTATGGTATTATCCTTCACAAACGGTAATGTAACTACTGACGGAACAGAACAAACTGTATGGAATGTAACAGCAGACAAACATTTTGCAGGTTGGTTATTCCTAAACAATATGGGAGCAAACGAAGTTATTTCTGTTAGAATATACGTACAAGATGAGAATAACAGTGCAGCTATGAAAAAGTATATTGATACTTCAATATCTGGAGCTCAAGGTACACCAGCATTCTTCATTCCTTATGTTCCAACAAAGCAACATCGAGTAACCGTTCAACTCACAGCAGGTTCCAATATAGCATTATATTGGCAAAGAGCAGAAGCATAGTTTTAAAACTACTTTTTTATTTTTTATTATAATGGTTGTTAATAGATAAATTCCCATATTTACAGGCTATGGGAAAACCTCTAATGTTAGCCCATGAGTTCACATGGAGGTATTACTTGACTTGTGTTGTCGTCTTGCTTTAGGCTTCGGCTTGATCCGTTAAGTTCTTGGAGTCTAACAGAGGTGTAATACACTAACAATATACCTTATGGTACACCCTATATAACTCATTCGAAAAAATGATAGATAAAGTGTTTATTTTTCACCGATACTTCGTAAATGATCTAAAGTGTAATAGTGTTTTTCACATAGCCATTTCATATCTTTAAGTGATCTAATTACTTTTCCTTGACAGGATTCTGGGTATTGTTCACATTGAACCATAATTTTCATAGTTCTATCTATAAATAAACATTTAAATTCATTTATTTGTGCAACAAATACATTTTTTAATACTTTAAATAAATCCACAATAACAAATAATTTATAAATACTAGTAAATTATACTATTTATATGCCAGATATTGTAGGTAATGGAGATGACTTAGGAGATCACATTGCAACAAGATCACTAAAACAGATCAAAGGAACAGACGTAGCAAGTGCTGATTCAATCACATTACAAGCAGACGGTAATACTTTTGACGTTACAGGAACAACCACAATAAATCACATAACAAGTACAAACTGGATTGTTGGAAGTGTCATGATTTTACACTTTGATGCTTCATTACAAATAACACATAATGCAGGTGCTTTATCTGGAGCTCAATGTAATATTCTACTTTCTGGAGATGCAAACTATACAACACAATCAGGAGATGTTTTAACATTCTTATTACACGATTCAACAAACTGGCAAGAGATAAGCAGAAACAGTAGTGGAAGTGTTTCAGATGCTTCTATCACAAATGCTAAACTTGCAAACATGGCAGCTAATACAATTAAGGTTAGAGATGCAAATTCATCAGGAGTTCCATCAGATAAGGCAGTAGCAGATACTCAAATTCTCATTGGAGATGGAACAGGATTTACAGCAGCTTCACTTTCTGGACAAGCAACAATGACAAATGCAGGAGTTGTAACAATTGGAACACTTAACCAAAATACAACAGGAACATCAGCAACAGTTACAGGAGCAGCTCAAGCAAATATTACAAGCGTTGGAACATTAACAGGATTAACATTATCAGGTGCATTGACAGGAACAACAGGATCATTTACACAAGTTGACATTACGGCACAGGGAGAATTAAGATTACAGGATGCAAGTGGTGGAGAATATGTAGGATTCAAAGCACCAGCAACAGTTACAAATTATACTTTAACAATGCCACCAGCAACTGGTGCAACAGGACAAGTTTTAAAAATGTCTGCAAGTGCAAATGTTTTAGAATGGGGAAGTGCAGGTGGAGGTGCAACAATTGTTCACACTTATACAAATACAACTAATACAGCTTATCTAGGAACTGCTTCATCATTTGGAACAGTAGGATCAGGAGACAGGGATATTTACATTAAAAAAATTGATGCAAACAACGAAGGAGTCTTTACTAAAATTTGGAAGAATGGATCTGCTGTAGAGGTTCAAATTGCATAGAGTGGATGATGTTGAAATATGACAGTTACTTATCATTCTGGTGAAAGGATTCAGGGAACAAGTACAGATTTAGCTGGTATACCTGCTATTTCAGGTGGTTGGAAAGAACTAGGTAGAACTACAATATCGACATCACCATCAGGTTCAGCAACATTTAGTGATGATTTTACAGGTGCAGATAATTGGAGTAAATCCCCAAGTGATTCACAATTTAAAGTAAACACTACAACAGATAGATTAGAATTTTTAGAAAATGCCTCATCAGGTGGAGATAGATGTTGGTATGATTTGGGAGTAGGAGTAAGTGAAACCAAATGGATATTAAGATTCAAACTAAGATTTACCACGATAGCAACTCAATCAGATTATCCTGAAATTGATATTGGTATATCAGATAACCATGCAAACTCAGATACAGATCAGGACTTTATAGGATGTAGAATATTGCCAATGGCAGCTAACAACTTGTTTAGACCAAGAAAATGTATTGCTGAAAAACCAAGACGAGGAGCTAGTGCCAGTCATAATCCTAGTCCTGCATTTACAACAGGTAAGGATTACTTCATTGAGTTCCAAAGAAAATCTGCAACTGATTGGTCGGCATCATTGTCAAATACAAATGCATTTGATGGAGATATTTATAGTGGCTCATTTACCAATGCAAGTACGTCACTTAATGCTTTAAGATATATTACAGTAATGGATGGTACAACAGCAACATCAGGAGATATGGAAGGATATATCAAAGATGTAGAATTTTGGAATAATCAATCAATAGGAGTAACAGATAATATTGAAGTTTCAAGTTTAGATGATAAAAGATATTATATGGTTTTAGCAGATTTAAAGGCTTCTGGGTACATACTTAATAATACCAGATTAAATTCTGATACAGGTAGTAATTATGCATGGAGGAGAGCATTAAATGGTGCATCAGATTCAACATCAGTATCACAAACTTTTATATCCCAATCAGATACAGGAGCTCAAATTGGTGATTTTGGTGTCGAATATATTACAAATTTATCATCAAAAGAAAAACTAACAACATCTCATGTAAATGAAAACCCAGCAACAGGAGCAGGTACAGCTCCGTCAAGAATTGAAACAGTTGGTAAATGGGCAAATACATCAAGTGCTGTTTCTGCAATAACAAAATTTAACTCCCATTCAGGGAATTATGATGCAGGTTCAGAATGTGTCGTACTTGGCTATGATCCTGACGATACTCATACTGACAATTTCTGGGAAGAATTAGCTAGTGTGAATGGAACAGGTGCAACTTCATTTAATTCAGGTACATTTACTGCTAAAAAATATCTTTGGGTTCAGATATATGTCGATAGAAGTGCTGATGCTTCTAACGGAGAAATTACAGTAGGTAATACAACTTTAGATACTGGGAGTAATTATTCCAGAAGAAGAAGTGCTGACGGTGGTACAGATGATACATTGACAAGTCAAACAAAAATATCATTAAGAACAGCAGGGTTGAAAGAATTTTACAATATATTTATAATTAATAATTCGGCTAATGAAAAGTTATTAATTATTCATCAAAACGCAGGTGGTACAGCAGGTGCAGGTAACGCACCGTATAGAGGAGAATTTGTTGCAAAGTGGGCTAATACGAGTAATCAAATCAATATAATTGGGTTCGGTTCTGGTGGTAGCAATACTCTATCATCAACATCAATAATGAAAGTTTGGGGTAGCAACTAATGGCATGGGGAAAAGCAGGTTCTGATACTTTAACAGGTACAGGCGATCTTATGACAATTACTGATTTACCTGCAAATTTGTCCAATTTTTTCATATCTCATACTTTAGCAAGTGGACAAACAGAACCATTAATCACATTCAACAATGACACAGGATCTAATTATGCTTACAGATATTCTTCTGATGGGGGATCTGATTCTACACAAACATCAGGTAGTAATGTATTTACTCATACTGCTTCTAATACAACAGATAATTCTTGGCTTATGTATTGTATTAACATATCAGCAGAAGAAAAACTATTTTTAATGTGGTCAATGGGAGCAAACACAGCAGGAGCAGGAAATGCACCAACAAGACGAGAGTATGCAGGTAAATGGGTAAACACATCAGCACAAATTACAGAGATAGATGCTACTAATGGGGGAACAGGTGATTTCTTAACAGGTTCAAACCTTACAGCATTAGGTAGTGACATAACACCTGCTAGTGCAATACCATTCCCAGAAAATGTAGAACTTGGAAGCAGAGCAGAAATTACAGATACAAGAAAGATATATTACAGAATGAATTCTGATTATGTAACTGACAAGTGGTTTGAGCTTGGCACTTTACCCTATGCAGGTGGTCGAGGTGTATTTGGTACTGGATATAATAATAACAATACTAGTAATATTGATTATGTTACAATCGATACATTAGGAAATGCAACTGACTTTGGAGATATGTCAGTTGCTAGAAGGGCTTATGGTGCTACTTCAAACAAAACAAGAGGTCTATTCTTTGGTGGATATTCTAGTAGTGTTTCCAATATTATTGATTATATTACTGTTGCAACACCAAGTAACGCTACGGACTTTGGAGATATAGCACAAGATGGAACAACAACTCACGGTTGTACTTCAGTAGGTAATAACACTAGAGGATTTATTGCAGGGGGAGAAACTTAATGGCAAAGACAACCAGAATAGCTTATGTAACTATCGATACTCTAGGCAATACAACAGATTTCGGAGATTTGACAGTAGCAAGAAAAGCTTTTGGTTCAACTAACAATGACACTAGAGGAGTATTTATGGGTGGAGAATCTGGTGAACAAACTATGGATTATGTTACAATGGGAAATACTCCGTTGTCAAATGCAACTACATTTGGAACTTTGACATCAGGTAGTTATAATGCAGCTAATGGACTTATTTCAAATGGAACTAGAGGTATTATGTCAATAGGTGGTGGTACTAATAGTGGTGGTTATAATAACATAATAGAATACATTACTATTGCAACACCAAGTAACTCTACTGACTTTGGTAACTTGACAGAAGGTAGATCAAGTGCAGGTCAAGCTTCATCTGAAACAAGAGGATTAATTGCAGGTGGAAAATATACAAATGGTGGTGGAAGTGTCAGAACTGCAATAGATTACATTACCATAGCAACATTAGGGAATGCAGGTGACTTTGGAGATTTGACACAAGCAAGAAGTAATTTGGCAGGTTTAAGTGACACAGGAGCATTAAGAGAATGACCAATATAGAATTATTCAGCAAGGTAACTGACTTGGCAACTTTAGATGAAAAACAAATCGCAAGAATTACAGAAAGACTCCCAGAGTACAAGAGAGGAAGTTCACTTATTGGACATTCCACATCACAAAGCAGTTACTCTTTACAAACAATGCAGATGATTAGTGATTCCCCATTAAGCAGAATGAAACAATGTCTTGCACAGATAGACAAAAAGTACAAGGCTTTACAAGAAGCATACTACAATATTGAAAAGAAAAAACTTACAATACAAAGACTAAGAAAACAAACCGATGCTCATTCAAGGTTAGTGGTACAGGAATATGAGTCACAGATTGAAATGATTACAATATCAATGAATAGTGCATTAAAGGAAATCGGAATGTTCCAAGATATGTATGACAGTATAAAGAAAAATAACAATATCCCTGACAACTGGAATGAGAAAGACTTTGAGAAACAGGAGATTGCAAACATGGTACGTTCATCATTCAGATTGGCTATACAGGACTTGTCAGCAGGTGGTAGAGTATCAAAGGCAGTTGTAGAATATTGGGAACAGTTAGGAATACACCCACAGTTGGCAGAAACAAGAACAAGATCCTACTTGGTACTAATTCAAGAAAAGATTAATAGTAGTTCAAAGGTAACAATAAGAGATATGTATGAATTTTTAGATGCTATGGCAGAGGAGTTCAAGGATTCCTATCAAGATGCATTATCTAGAATAGGACTAGACGAGTTAGGTTCAGAAGGATTTATGGCACAGGGAGCAACGAAACCACAATGACCATATACCAAGACAGTAAAAGAATAGTTGGAACCAATGCAGATAGAGTAGGTACACCTGCTGTTTTAGGTGGTTGGAAAGAAGTAGCTAGAACTACTTTAGGTAGTGCAGGAGATGATCTTAATGTTTCATCAATTCCTGATAAACGATACTATATGGTTTTAAGTGATTTTCAAGATTCAGGTAATATTCAACCTGCATTAAGACTAGGCAATTCATCTTTAGATTCAAGTGCTAACTATGGAGAAAGATGGTCAACTGATGGGGGATCTGAGGTTACACAATCTAATACTTATCATGTTCAATGGGTTGATGTAACAGGAAAAACAAAACCGATATTTGGTGTAAATTATATTGCAAACAAATCATCACAAGGAAAACTAGGAATTAGTCATATAATGAACAATGGTGGAAATGGAGCAGGTAATGCACCAGCTAGACAGGAGAGTGTTTTCAAGTGGACAGGAACAAGTGTGATGGATATATTAGGATATAATAATTTAGGAAATGGAGATTTAGCAAGTGGCTCAGAAGTGGTCGTACTTGGATATGATCCAGATGACACTCATACTACAAATTTCTGGGAAGAATTGGCTAGTGTAGAATTATCAAGTGCAGGAGATAATTTATCAAGTGGAACTATAACTGCTAAGAAATATCTTTGGGTTCAAGTATGGGGAAAAGCAACAGGTGGTGTTATTAGACCTGATTTCAAATTCAATAATGATAGTGGAAATAATTACGCTACAAGACTTTCACATGATGGTGGATCTGATGAAACTTACGCTAGTGGAGATGCCATATATGCTGATGGTGGTGGCGAAGATTGGGATAGTGGTGGATTTTATAATATGTTTATTATAAATAATAGTTCAAATGAAAAATTGGCAATCGGTCATTATATTAGAAATAGTGCTACAGGAGCAGGAACAGCTCCAGATAGAGGAGAAGTTTTTGGGAAATGGGCAAACACATCAGCACAAATAACAGAAATAGATTGTGATGCTATAAGTACAGGACAATGGGCGACAGGTTCTTTTATCAAAGTGTGGGGTAGTAACTAATGGCATGGGGAAAGAACGGAACACCTGACACATTAACAACAGCAGGATCTAACATGAATATATCTGATTTAGGTAGTTCAAAAACTAACGTAGTCTTGTCACATACTAAGAGAGCATCAGGAAATACATATTCTACTTGGTATTTTAACAATGAAAATTCTAGTTCATCATATTCTAGTAGACAATCAGAGAACGGTGGATCTGATGGAACTAGAACAAGTGCAAATACTGTATTTTATGATATGGGTGGAGATGATGCTGATAAATTCTCAATTACATATATTTTTGGAATATCATCAGCAGAAAAACTAGCTATTGGATTTGGTATAAATTCAGGCCCATCAGCAGGATCAAGTGGTATTCCAGAAAGAGGAGAGTTTGTTTGGAAGTGGGAAAATACAAGTAGTACAATAGACAGAATAGATAATCAATCAGGAGAAGGAACTTATGATACTGATTCTAACCTTACAGCATTAGGTAGTGACATAACACCAGCATCTGCCGTACCTGCAATAAGTAACGTACAAGACAATTCCTTGTTTGTTGAAAAAGATACAGCAATAAGATATTGGTTTACTGCTGGAGGAGAAGCACCAACTACTACATCACATTTTGAAGGTCATGGACAGCAACCTGTTGATGTATCAGATACCATAGATATTCCTACAACAGGTCTTTCAAATTTGTCAACAGGTTCAGTATCATTTTGGATATATCTCGAAACTGAATCAACGAGTGCAGGGGATTATGTTGTGATAAGTGCTTCTAATGATACACAAGCTTCAAGGGAATTTGCTCTAGGATTTGTTGGACACGTTACAGGTGTAGGAATAATTGCAAGAAACAACGGTTCAGGTATTTGTACGTTTACTTGTCCAAATTCTCTTACTAGAAACGCTTGGAATCATGTTGTTTATACAAATAATTCATCAGGAAATAAAGTATATGTCAACGGTTCGCAAGTAACGCCATCATATTCAGTAGGAAGTGCTTCAACCAATGCTTTCTTTGGAACTGTTGGAACTAACAATACCTGTACTATTGGTGCTAACAAAGACAATGATTCTGGAGGTTATTACCAATGGGGATTTGATGGAAACTTGCAACAATTATTAGTTTATAGTGCTGTACTTACACAGGCAGAAATAACTGCATTATATAATAATGGAAAATATAGTGAGCCAAGTACGACAAACTTACTTAGAAGATATGAGTTAACATCTAATGCCAATGATACAAGTGGAAATGGACATAATGGAACTGCAACAGCAGGTGTAACCTATACTTCATTAGCTGTTCCACCAACACCTGCCACTTGGACTATGAACCCAACAATCGAAGATGATTTAACTACTAACAATGGGTGGGTATTTCCTACTAACTCATCTTATGATTCTACTAATGATCAAATTGATTTAACTATCGCATCTAGTTCATTTGATGTTTCATATATTGACTTACAAAAAGCAGTTTACTTTGGTTCTGGAAATAACTTAGATGATAAATTTATCATAAGGGCAAGAATAACTAAGAATAATAATCTTTCAGATACTAGTAAAGGCAGTAGTCTTTTATTACAAGTATCAAGTGCATTAACCGATAGTTCCAAAACCCCTAATCCTCAAGATGCAGTAGGTATTAGGATAGATACAAATAGAACAGGTGGAAGTTCCACTAATAAATTTTTTGTACATAGTACAGATAATGGAACATTCTGGGCAGGGGAAAGCTCAGGTATTTCTTATGATTGGGGAACAGGTGATCTTTATTGGGAAATTATAGGTGATGGAACTAACGTCACAGGTGAATTATTTACAGGTTCAGATTACTCTACTGGATCATTGGGTAAAGCTACAACATCACAACAATCACCAACAGGAATGAGATATTTAAAATTTTGTGGTTTTAATGATCCAAGTAGGACAGCAACACAGTTTTCATTACAAGACTTTATAATTTACAATGGAGCGACAACACCAAATTGAGCCAAGAATACTATGACCACTTGAACGCAGGGGAAACATATACCTGTGACAAATGTCAAACAGCAACACTAGGAGCTCATGAATATGACCAATATATCAAGTTTCAATATCACTACTGTGAGCCATGTTGGAACTATATGAGATTAAAGAAAGGCACTTGTGATCAATGTGGAAGTTCCATGACAAACAGAAGTGAGACAGAAACAATACTTATAAAATGTGGTTGTGGAAATGAGGTAGAGTTAAAATGGTAGAATGGTTAGCAGGAAACAGAATCAAAGGAACAAGTACGGAACGTACAGTAGGTACTCCAGAAGTTCCAGCAGTTGTTACTCAAGGTGGGTGGAAGGAAGTAGCAAGAACTACTTTAAGTTCAGGTTCACATACAATAGATGTATCATCAATACCTGACAAGTCGTATTATATGGTATTAACTAATGTATTAGGGTTTAGTTCACCTGCTGATGTTTATGGAACTTTTAATAATGATGCATCAAATAATTATGCTATTAGACGTTCAACTGAAGGGGG